TCACCGTACTTCGTTTGATCAGTGAACTTGAGGGGTCATACCAACTCCTCAAGTACATGGGATTCAAGGAAGACATGGAAACTCTCGAACAAATGAAGAAGAGATACTATAAATTAGCATCTAAACTGCCAAAATAGCTCAGTTGGATAGAGCAGGGTTTTTGTAAAGCTCAGGTCGTCGGTTCAAGTCCGTCTTTTGGCTTTCTAAATATTTCATGAAGACTGGCACACATGAAAGAAAAATGTTATAAAATGAGTGAAATCCATTCACTCACATGGCCACAGCTAACACCACCACAGGGTACATGGGTATATACGACACAATCTTCTCAACCTTCGACCTCGGACCAGGATTCTGGAACAGAGAACTTAGAACAGAAGACTTGTACAGATCCCTAGCAGAATATTGGATCGATCCCAATGGAAGAATCTGGAGCATTGATTATTCTGGTACACATGATTTTGAGGATCTGGGGAGATTCAAGATCTGTAAGAACGGGAACCATGGTCGCATTGCCCCATTCACCATCACCAAGCAAATTGAAGTTTATCCTGCTGTGTGGAAAACACACTATGCCCCAACACCTGTCGCGAACGTGAACATCGTGGAAGGTGTGGTACAAAAGATCCTTTACTCTGGTAACTAAATACAGCGTGTGAAGGAAGTGCGAAGGGGACTTGCGAGTCCCCTTTTTTAATGCTATACTGGTTCAGTGGTTGTTGAATCCTATGAACACCAAGACTTATGAAGAGCAACGTCGTGACCGTCTCTCTGAATCCATCACTGATTATCTCACCGATGAGGGAGTGACCGCTCGTCAATGCTATGAGGACATGCTGGCAGAAGTAGACTCCTGGATTGCTTATCATGCTTGTAATATGAAAAAAGCAGAAGAACTTAAAGCTCTGATGTTGGGTGAACGGTTCTATGATAAAGAATTGACTGAAAAATGGGGTGTACCTGTTCCTAAAATGCCTGGGAGGTATTGATGTACGAAGAACTAAACTGTTTTGAGGAAGCACTGAAACATTTCGGCACTCGTGTTGAGATCATCTGTGCCATGGAACTTGGTGGTAGAATCAAGGCGGAAGATGCGTATCAGATGATCAAAGAGGAGATGAAAGAAGTAAAAAAGTGTCGTAAACGGTTCAAAAAAGACGGATGCGAATAAGCTTGTTCCCCTCTCCAGTAGTGTATAGAGAATGCCTAGAGCATCCTAAACTACTGGATTGGATAAAAGAATATAGAAAGACGGCAGATCATGACTCGGCATCGTCCAGTTGTGGTTGGCATAGTCCTTATGATCTACATAGAAATGAAGACTTTACCATCTTCTTTCTCTGGTTCTACTCAGAACTAGCGACAAGCATCGCAGAACTTACACCCTCACAATTTGAAGTTGTTTCAATGTGGGCTTCTGTTAATAGCCCTGGGGAGTACAATATCGGTCATCAGCACTTGGGTGTTGATCTCTCTGCTGTCATGTGGTTACAATCTCCAACCAACTGCGGAAATTTTATCTTTGAGAATGACAGTGCGCTTACTAGATACAAGCTGCTCGAATGTACTACACCCGAAGACAAAGAAAAACTAAACTTCTATGACTCCACATGGTTTTATCCTAAACCATGGTCATTGTTGGTATTCCCTGCTGACTTGAGACATAGAGTGGATCGTAATGCCTCAGATGAGGATAGGATCTCCATTGGTGCTAATATTAAACTGCTATGATTGACGAATTTTGTGACTGGTTTGAAGGTGAATATGACAACTGGCAGCAAGCATCGTCTTGGCCAAGTTGGTTCGCCTACATTCTTTTAGAACATAAGAGAACTGGTCCTTATACGTTCCATTGTGAGCAGAAGTATAAGCACAACATGGAAGTGTACCGCACCAAAGATATTACTGTAGAGGAAACTGATGACGGACTTGTCTGCCGCAACCCTGTTGCTGATCTCCATTTCTTTAGAGACGAAGCGGGAAACTTCTACGGCAGAACCTTTGAAGCACCGTTTGTCAATGGTGGATATCTTCGTTCGGAATGTGTACTCAAGTCTGACGAATACATCGTCTTAGATCAAGGGTTTGACAATAGTGGTAAGCAGGTGTGGGGCAGCACTCATGGTGCTTTCGTCTTCAAGAAAAAAGTATAAATAGACCAGAAGAACTTTATGTAGGGACAGAGTGGCAACTCGCAAGATATCAGACCTAACCCTACTGACTGATGTCTCAAGCTCAGACACACTTCTGTTGCTTGATAATTCAGATCCAGTAGATACTAATAAGAAGTCCTTAGTTGGATCAATCTTCACTGCCGTACCTGGGGGAACACAATCCGCTCCTGGACTTGGTATTGAACTTAGATCATCTACAGGACTATTTTCAGACACGCAAGGATCTATCGGTCTGTCGCTGGGTGATGCTAAACTGCTGGTACAAAAGCAGTCTACTTCTCTCATTCTGTCAGCACGTGACAGTGCTGATGCCAACCTTGACCTGACCCTACAGGCACTTGGTACTGGTGTTATTAGATTTGGATCACCGATTACTATCGATGATGCTACCTTTAACATCCCCAATACATCTGATAGCACGAAGAAGATTGCCTTCTCTGCTGCTCAGATCCCTGCTGGTACAACCAGAACCTTTGTATTCCCTGACCCTGGTGCTACTGATACCTTAGTCACTCTGACTGCGATTCAGACTCTGACTAACAAGACACTGGTATCTCCTACCTTCACAGGTAACCTCAGTGGTGTATCTCTCACACTGTCTGGTAACCTACAGGTAGACAACAACACCACACTGGGTTCTTCAAACATTGATACCCTGACTGTAGCTGCCACTTCTACATTCAACGGTAACCTTACCACTAACGGTACTACTACATCCAACGGTCTTACTACACATAACGCCAACGTTCGTCTTACCACGAACCAAGCGTTGGAGCAGTTCAACCAGTTGGAGTTCTACTCCACTACCCTTAATAACGGTGCTGGTGGTACTACAGTTACACTTCGTGGTGATGAGTACAATGGAAACTTAGGTTTCTCTCTTACTTACTACGACATTGAGACCCAACTGTTCACTGGTACGAACAAATCGTATGGTATTAAGGGAACGGCAAATGCCTACACCCTACCTACAGCAACAGTTGTACTCAACGGTGGTGTACTTGATAGTATTACTGTTGATACTCCTGGTACGGATCTCCCTCCCAGTGTAACTGCTACAATTACTGGTGATGGTGTTGGCGCACAAGTAACTCCTGTCATTGTTAATGGTGTGCTCCAAAGCGTAACCATTGATAATGTTGGTGCTAACTACACTACTGCTACCATTTCGTTCGCTGCTACTAGAGGTGGTCTTTACTACGAAGAGGTTAACCTCACTGACCCCAATAACCCTGCGAACATAACCACTCATCAGATCCTTCACACTGGTAACCTTGACCTGGTTTCTGGTCTTGGTGCTATTAACAACCTGGTAACCACAGGTGATGTTACTTTCGATAGTGGCACATTCAAGCTTGACTCTGCTAACAATAGAGTAGGTATTAATAGAACACCTACCGCATATGACCTCGAAGTCGCAGGTGATATATACTTTGAGGGAGGATCACTTATTGGTGGTAACTCTTCCAACTTCATTGTTCAGAAGAGACTCCAGTCAATTCCTCTGAGATTCCAAGACTACCAAGGTGGTCTGGAAATGATCATCGAAACCGACGGTTCTGTTGGTATCGGCAAGCTTCCAACTCAAAAACTCGATGTTGCGGGCAATGCCCGTATTGATGGTGATTTGAATGTTGCTGAGACAGATCCAGTTAACTCTGTTGGTGGTTCTATTACCGCTAAGAGAATTAATCTGACTGACCTGGACAACAACACCCAAGTCATCACTGCTGAACAAGTTACATCTGGCAGCAGAAATAAAATCTATTTCCACGCATACTCGTAAGATCCCATGGCTAATGGCGTCCTCGCTAATTTTCAATCAGCGACCTCAAAATATGCTAACCAACTCGTAGAAAGGTCTGTAAACCCTAATGCGTTGGTTCGCTCTGACTTCCCGATCTACACCTGCCCAGGTGCTAGAATCACCAGTGGTTCGCTGCGTGTGATGAACACCACGGGTGCTACAGTTACTGTAGATGTGGGGATCCAAGACTATACTGATCGCATTCAGTTTGCTGCTCCTGGTTCACAGTCACCTGTTGTATCTGATTTCACAGAATACAACTTCACTGTTGGTTCATACACCAGTAGCACATATGTTATTGTCAGTGCTCACAATGGTACAAACTATCAAGTTGATGAGCAAGTAACGATCAGTGGTGCTGGTTTGACTGGTACTAACACTGCTAAGGTCTGCCGCTGGGATGCTGCTAACCTGAAAGTGTGGTTGAAAGATCCAGTTGGACCTTGGTTGACAACAACTCTCGCTAACATCACCATCTCTGGTGACGCTAGTGGTGCTAGTGCTACCCTGACTGACTCCTATGTCGGTACATGGGGTCGTGTTGTATACTATGATTTCAACACTGGTGTATTGTACCTTCAGAACAACACACTGAAGAACAATATTGACTCTGGACAATATGGTGATCTCGCTAACCAATACATGTCTGCTATTGGTGGTGCTGGTCAACTTAGTGTTCAATCACGTGGTATTGAGTGGTTACCCTCTCTGTCTACTGTGACACTATATAATGCTGCCAACCAGAATGGTACAGCTGTTACCGCTGAGTGGGCAGATGATAATACTACTGAAGTTCTTGTAGCATCGGTAGCATACTCCGAAGATTCTAACAAGATCCTCAAATCATATCCTGTTCCCAACAACTCTGAAGTGAGTTTGACAGGTCTGGTAATGGAACAGTACCAGAACCTCTACGTTAATGCGTCTGCTGGCGCTGTATTTAATCTCATTGGATTTGAAGAAGCAACCTCAATCTCGTAAGCTAGATGGCTCTAACTAGGCTAAAGAACGTCTTCACCTCGAAGACGGGACGCTGTATATATGTAAACCCAGATGATTTCGATGCGTCGGATTCATTTGAGAATAGAGGAAACTCGCCCAATCGTCCGTTCAAGACGATCCAGAGGGCACTACTAGAGTCAGCTCGTTTCTCTTACAGAACGGGTCAGTTTAACGATGCGTTTGAAGCATTCACCATCGTACTGTATCCTTCTGAGTATGTAATTGACAACCGCCCTGGTATGAATACCACTGGGCAAGCATTTATTGACGATGATATTCCCATCCTGTCTGCTAGTTCTAACCTAGAACTACAGAATGCTGACGGTACACCTAACCCTAACAACCTGCTGTACAGGTTCAACTCTGCTGAGGGTGGTGTGATTGTACCTAGAGGTACATCTCTCGTCGGTATGGATCTTAGAAAGACTAAGATTCGTCCTCTATATGTACCTGACCCTGCGTCTGGTTCTATCGATAGAGCAGCAATCTTCCGTGTAACTGGTGGTTGCTATTTCTGGCAGTTCAGTTTCTTTGATGGTCCACCTGCTGGTGTCTACAAGGATCCTGCTCAGCCTGCTGCTAGTTCACCCCCGACATTCTCTCACCACAAGCTTACTTGCTTTGAGTATGCTGATGGTAGAAATATTCTTTCTGGTAAGAATGACACCACAGGTAATCCTCTAACGATTACTGACCTGGATCTGTACTATCAGAAGGTAGCAAAGGCATTTGATGACATCCCTGATACTACTGGTGTTATCACTGCTGACGAATTCCAGAAGAGAGTCGAAGAAAATAGAATCGTAGGTCCTAACACCTCTGGTCCTATCACAGTCTCCACGATTGTGACTGACTTTGTGAACCAAGGTGTTTATACTACGACTGCTGAAGTTACTACTACCACACCTCACGGTTTCTCCAACGGTACACCTGTACAGATTGAGGGTGTTACTGGTAACGTAGCAGATAGATTCAACGGTTCATATTATATTACTGAGGTACCTACAACTACTACCTTCAGATATGTAATTAAGGACCCAACATCAGCAGCTCCTGCTAACAACCCTGTTGCTACTGGATCTACTGTTAAGGTAGAGATTGACAACGTTGACTCTGCTTCTCCTTACATCTTTAACATCTCGCTGAGATCCACATGGGGAACATGTGGTATGCACGCTGATGGTGCTAAATCGACTGGTTTCAAGTCGATGGTTGTGGCACAGTTCACTGGTGTATCACTCCAGAAGGACGACTCTGCGTTCATTAAGTGGGATGGTTCTACGTATATCGCTGGTAACCACACTGATGGTGACTCGATCTACAAGCCTACGTATAGAAACTTCCACGTTAAGTGTTCTAATGATGCTGTCATTCAGGCGGTGTCTGTGTTCGCTGTGGGTTTTGCGGATCACTTCGTTGCTCTCAACGGTGGTGACCAATCTATTACCAACTCGAACTCTAACTTCGGTTCATGTTCACTGAGAGCGAAAGGATTTAAGACCCTTCCATTTACTCAGGACAAGGCGGGTAAGGTAACACATGTTATCCCACCGAAGAAACTAGCACGTTCGTATGAAGCAGTAGCAGGATATACATTTAATGCTACACTCAACAGTAGAACTGTAACACCATCACCACTTAATAGTAGTCACGGTATTACTGCCAATCAGTATATCCGTATTGTTACTATTGATAGCTCAGAATCTTACCTGGTAGAGTCTGTTGCTACTGATGGTACACTGACACTGAACCGTGGTTATCGTGGTGCTACAGTATCAGGTACCACCGTATTTGCTGGTACTATTGATGAGATCCCTGTTGGTTACATCGCTCTCGATGTACAGAAGATCAAAGCTAACAGTGATCAACAGAACCAAACATGGACATCCTCCACTAACTTTGCTGCTGGATCCTCCTGTGTATATCAAGGCAACGCATATTATACTGTTGCTGGTGGCACCACAGGTAGCACTGCTCCTACATGGACAACAGCACCTCTAGCAAGATCTGATGGTGGTGTTACATGGGCATGGATTGGTGCTGTTAACACTAGATTGTACCTGTATGGTTACAATTCTGAGGCAACCAAACCACCATTTAAGCTCCAAGGTTTCAACTTGGGTGCTAGAATCAATGAGGTATTGTACGTATCCTTGATTAACTCTGCTGGTCAGAGTTCTGTACCACAGACATATCAAGCATCAGTTACACCTGATAACACTACATCACCTGCTGCTTCGGCATTCACTAACATTACTGCTGAGGGTTATGTACCTGGTGATCCTAATCACCCACTCCAATTTGATGATCAACTTGGCACATGGTATGTAAGAGTCACTGCTGCTTCTTCTTCTAACGCAACCACAGGTGTTCACTATCACCTTGGTGCTGATAATTTCTACGCAACATCACTCTTTACGGGTGCTGCGTTCATGAAGCGTATTGCTGACAATAGATCTTCTAGAGATAGAACCTATCGTCTGCGTTATGTTGTTGACTCCTCAGTTCTGTCTAGAGATCCTATCAACGGTTACATTCTCCAGCAGAGAAACGTACCTACTGGTCAGTCATATACAGGTGTATACTACATCTATGACATCCAGAAAGTACAAGAACTGAAAGCTGGTGCTCAGAATGGTATCTACTACCTGACTGTATTGAATGGTAGAGTTACACCATCTGATTCTAACCTGACTGGATTCTCATTCTCTCAGAACATCAACAACCTGTATCCTACACTGGATAAGGATAACCCAACTGAAGATCCTCTGGTTGCTACATCTGTGGCATCCAATGTTACTATCGGTTTGGTTACTACAACTGATGGTTCTGGTAATGCTGCCCCTGAAAGATCTGTCACTAAGGAAGTTATTGGTGACTGGATTCTTGAGCAAAAGAATAACTATACAAACTATTCTACCGCTGATCCAGCAACTGCTAACTACATCACACTTGAAGCAAGAGATGCTGACGCTGAAGAGCTGAACCTCACCACTAGAATGATTCCCCTGAATGCTTCAGGTGGTACTGATCTAGAACTGCGTCGTCCTTCTATCCTGAGATCTGGTAACCATACGTTTGAATACGTTGGTTTCGGTCCTGGTAACTACTCCACAGGTCTTCCCTCTGTACAGAATAGAGTTCTTACAGAAGAAGAAGTTCTGCTGGCACAGTCACAGAAAGAAGAAGGTGGTATCGCATTCTACTCTGGTCTGAACTCTAATGGTGACCTGTTTATTGGTAACACCAGAATCAGTTCTGTTACTGGTGAAGAAGAATCACTTGACACACCTGTACTGAGTGTTGTTGGTGAGACTGCTAACTTGCGTCCTACATTCGACGAGATCATTGTTAGAGACAAGATCACAGTTGAATCTAACACTCTTACAACTGAATTCAAAGGTAAGTTCCTTGTTCAGGGTGAGACTACAGTTAATGATAGACTGACTGCTGCTGATGTTACCATCGGTATTACTGGTGAGTCTAGTAAGAACATTGACGTTGTTGCTACATCACCTGGTTCAGCATCTGCTAATGATGGTGACTGGAAACTGCGTGAGATTCCTGTACGTGGTCAATACCTTGGATGGTATTGGACTGGTGCTGAGTGGGTCAAGTTCGGTCTGACTGATACTGGTAACATTAATATTTCTGGTGGTTCTGGTGGTTCCGATGCTACTGGTGATCTTCAGCTTAAGAATGGTCTGGGTCTTGACATCCAGAACACTGGTACGCTGAATGTTAACAACGGTGCTACTACACTCGGCAGCACACTTAGTGTTTCTGACAACGCTACCTTCAGTGGCGATGTTACAATCACTGGTAGTATTATCACTCCGTCGGGTACATCTAACCTCCTCAATAGCAACGCAACCACAGTTAATATTGCTGGCGCTGCTACCACACTGAACCTGGGTGCTACAACTGGTACCACAGATATCAGAAACAACCTTGATGTTGGTGGTGATCTTGATGTTGAGGGTGGTCAGATCTCTGTTGCTGGTCAACAGGTACTGTCTGACAATGGCAGTGGCACTACCACACTCCAGAGAATTGATGCTCTGGATGCTACAACTGAGGCAACTATTGAGTCTGCCATTGACACACTGGGCAACTTGACAAGTGCGTCATCTTTGAATACAGTAGGTACTATCTCTACTGGTACATGGCAGGGTACGATCATCAATCGTGCTTATGGTGGTACTGGTATTAATACCTCCTCTATTTCTAATGGTCAACTTCTTATCGGTAGTTCGAGCGGTTTCGCCCTTTCTACTGTTACTGCTGGTGACGGAATCAGCGTCACAAATGCTGCTAACAGCATTACAATCGCCAACACTGGTGTAAGATCACTGGCAGTATCTAACTCTGGTACATCTATTAGTTTGAATGCTAGCACTGGTGCTCTCACATTGACTATCGGTTCTAGCTCTAATGCTTATGGTAAGCGCACCATTTCTACCAACGGTCCATCTGGTGGAAGCAATGGTGATGTATGGTATAGATACTGATAGGAGATATAAATTATGGGCATTCCGTATCCAACTGATGTTGCCAATTATCTTGGTAAAGGATTCCATCATCATGTAAAAGATGGTGGATCCTGGAGATATGTTGACAGACTGTCTGTTAAGAATGGTGGTTCATGGAGAACTGTCAAACAGGCATATATCAAACACTCTGGTACATGGCGTAAGGTATTTGATGCTGAGAATGTATTCACATTCTCTGTTGTTCTTAATGGCACACGTACAAGTACATTTAATCTAGGCACATGGTTGTCTACCAGTGGTTACAGCTCACCCTCACTAGGTAGAACATACAACAGCAGCGATAGAATTCGTGGTCTGATTACTGTTACTGGCAAACAAGGTGGCAACCCTGGTGTGTATATTGGCAGCTTCCCCTCTGGTTCTGCTATCTACGTCAGAGTTAACTCTGGTGCTCGCATCGCTGGTAAAGGTGGCAACGGTGGAAACGTTGGCAATGGTGCTCAGGCTGGCGGCACAGCACTGTACTCCCGCACAGGGATGTGGGTACAGAACAGCGGACAGATCTGGGGCGGTGGCGGCGGAGGTCGCGGTGGTAACAACGGAACCTGCGTTGGTACCTATTACTACAACTACAGATGTGGTAAGAACTGCTACAGACAAGGACAAGGTAACAACTACAACCCTGCCAGTGGTGGCGGCGGTGGCGGAGGCGGCGGTATCCCTGCTGGATCAGGTGGTAACCGTGCTTCCAATGGCAGCTACAACAGTGGCGGCAATGGTGGCGGTGGTCAAGGATGTGGCTCTAATGGCGGTGGACGCGGTGGAGACCCTGGAAACAGTGGATCTGGTGGTAACAGCGGCGGCAACGGTCAGAATGGAGCATATATCGATGGCAACAGCTACATATATTCATGGATAGCAACTGGCGACCGTAGAGGGAGATCTATCAACTAATGGCACAATCCGAAGTAAAACAAGAACCTCAGTTCGCTGTATTGGCAGCTGATCATGTCTCATTCACAATCATTTCTGTTGATTCTGAACTGGGTCAAATTCACGTGGACATCCACGCTGATGAATTAAGAGAAGATCCTAAGGATCAAATCCTGGACGCTTGGAACTACACAAACGACGAACCTCTGCGTCTACAGATCGCAAGAGATGTATTTGAGATCGTACGTAACCAACGTCAACAAGAATCTGACGTAAGTCAACAACTGGCCGCGGCGTCTGCTATGCTCAATCAAGAGCAGACAGTTACTGCTAGTGAGATGGAACTTCATGAGTGTGAGATGCATAAAATGGGTGCTAACCATTTTGATCCACTCCTGACACAAACATCTATTACTACCATCTTCCATGAAGATGACTTTGATTTCCAGTTTGAGAACTTAACTAAAGAACTGGCAGAACTTGAAGAGAGTGAGAGTGATGCGTAATGTGGGATCCTTCAGAGAATAAAACATATGCTATTGCTGAATATGGATTCGGCAAACTTATCGAGCAGCATGGATTTGATGTACTGAGCTGTACTGGTGCTCGTGAAGGTAAGAAGATCTTTGGGAATGATCCTGACATCGAAGAGATCAAACCACCACTGGTAAGTGATGGTGTTGATGTACTATCTGACTGGGTTAAAAAGAATCCAAAGGGACTTGTAGCTCAGCAAGAAGAATTAATCAGAAAACATGGTATGACTGATGCTTGTATTCATCACAGAAGTGTGGTGTTTACTAGCACATGGAAGAGTGACTCTATCAATCAACCATTTCATAGTATCCTGTACAAAGCAGGTGCTATGACTACATTTAAGATGCCACATGTAACACGTCTTACATCACTTGAGAAAGATGGTAGTAGTATGTGTGTAGGTCCCAAGGATGGCACACAATATGATAGATTCCTCCATAAACTCGATAATGACACCAACTTCAAACCGAAGGCGGTGGGTAGTATTCTGGTACCTACAGAGGATTGTCTCATCCAAGGCACCATGATGAAGCAACACTTCGCATTTAAGTGTACTGTTGATGGTTATCAGAAGATTACATTGACAAAACCAATGTACATGCTAGAATTTACACCTAACCCTGTGGATGTACTGAGAGTATGTCGTGAGTGGTTACAGCAATTTGAAGACGGTCTTATTAGCATAATCCCTCGTAATGCCCCAACTGAATGAACCGAGTTCAATCCAAGACTTTGGAAATAAACTCACTACATTATACTATCGTAATCAAAAGAAGGGATTTAAGTTCATCGGGGATGACCCTGAGAACAAAGTAATCCCTATTCCAATGGATGCTGTTGAGGCTATGCTCACTGAGTATAACCTCACTGGTCATGAGAATGATAAGCCTGCTCGTGCTTATCTGGAAAAGTTTTATCTACACAATCGCTGCCTGTTATTCACTGAGGGCATCTGGATGAGTGAAACCGCTGGTGTTCCTCATGCTCTGGTGTATAAGCCTGGCACATATCTAAACTTTAAGATTGCTGGCATGACAAGGTTGACTGCCTTGACTGACAATGCCAGTTGTATTTGTGTGGGTCCAGATCCTGGTGATGAAGAACTGGGATACTATAGACGTAAGGTGCTACGTGTTGTTGATCAGATTACTATCGTACCTGAGAGTGATGAGATCGACGTGGTTGTGCCTACACAATATATGTACTATAATGGACAAGAAGTTACCCCAGGCACTCCATTTAGGATCACAAAGCCTGGTATACTGAAGTTAAAAGAACCAGGATACGTTGTACAGTATTGGTTATCAGACGTCGATATACAAGACTGCCTGATAGATTACTGTAAGTTCTGGGTCAATAAAAATATTACTCTCGTGGAGCGTCGTCCCAAATGCTAGATTATAGAGAGGAAGAATACTGGCAAGACCACGTAGGTAAGCCTTGGAATCACTTCAAGTATCTTGAACGTGACAAATATGAGGAGCTTCTTGGTATCCTCATAGAACATGAACCTGATCATCCACTGACTGAGTGGTTTATGCGTGGTTATTGTATGAATGATGGTGACAGTACAATCACATTGTGTAGTCTGTCAGGTCACAAAGTTCTGAACCACAACTACAGATACTTTGATCAAGAGGATGAAGACTTCTATCAACAGTGGTTCGGTGAAGAAGACGAAGACGAACCCGAGTGGGACTTCTGAACCAGTTGAATAACTGGCACACTGGGTGGTGAACTGCTGTGTCCACACGTTATACTACATGTATCAACACAGGACACCTCATGACCACCTTCACCGAATTCAAAGAGAAGCAACCAGCAGTGCTGGAGCAACAGCAACTGATTCTTGAGCGCGTTGAAGGTCTGTGTGTCGCACTGCGTGAGCAGTATCGTACCTACTCCCTCAGGTCCTTCAACCAGGGTCGTGCCCTCAACCCTGGATCCTCTGACTACTATCAGAAGCAGATCGATGCGTACATGGTCGGTGACTTCCCCATGCGCTTCGTGATCGAGTCTGGTCGCAAGTATCACAAGATCGTCATGGAAGACGAGAGTCAGCGCTCTGTCCACGCCTTCGTGGACAAGAAGTCAGGAGATGTGTACAAAGCAGCATCCTGGAAGGCACCTGCCAAGGGAGTGCGCTATAATTTGGTCAGCAAGGACAACTACGAGATGCTCAAAGCACGTTGCGACTGGTCTGGAGGTTACCTCTACAAGTGAAACTCCGTTCAATGTCCATCCAATCATTCTTCAGGGAGTGCCTATCACTCCCTTACAAACCAAACTCTCAGGACAACTCTGAGCACGAGCTACAAGTCAAGGACCTACTTGAGAAGCATGGTATCAAGTACAAATACCAACCCAATGGTCCACAAAACTTCCCTGACTTCAGTGTCATGGTCAAACCTGATAAGTGGATTGACCTAGAGTGTAAGTCATCTAAGCAGGCATATCCTACCTACAATGGTGGACTGCCACACAAAGGTTCAGTGTACATCTTCAGCTCTGCTAAGTACAATGAAACCACACTGTTCTTTGCTGATGATGTAGTCAGTGAGAAGAAGAGAGCACAGTATGAGCGTCTCGTAGAAGATCTCAATGCTGTGGTCAAGACATACCAACTTGATGAAGAGTGGCAGGAGGATGATAGAGGTTTTGACTTCTACATGCGTGCCATGTATACTCAATCAGGTGGTAAGGACAAAAAAGACTACTTCACCCATGCTCAACGTAATCGCTGCGAGTCAAATGTACTCAATCACAACTGGGAACTGTCTTGATGAACTTCAAGCATACGATGACAATTCCTTTCACTCTTGTATTACTGATCCACCCTATGGTATGGGTATGGAACACTGGGATCACAGCGTCCCCAGTGTAGAGTATTGGCAAGAGATCTATAGAGTGCTCCGCCCTGGAGCATTCTGTCTGGCATTCTGTTCACCTGCTCTGTATCATCGTCTGGCAGTAGCAGTAGAGGATGCTGGGTTCCTCATTCAGGATCAGATCATGTGGATGACTACCACCAAGATGCCTAAGCACAACAGGTTGAAGCCTGCTCATGAACCTATCGTGGTAGCACAGAAACCTTACGAAGGTACATTACAATCTAACTTTGACAAGTGGGGTTGTGGTATCATTGACGTTGACACCACTCGTGTCCCATGGGAGGGCAAACCTCCTACAGGTTGGGTAGCAGGTGGTGCCAAGCGCCGTACATTTGGTAAGGATGGTAAAACTACTGGCACACAGTCTGAGTATGGTACTGTTGACGCTAATCCTGATGGTCGCTATCCTAGCAACATCATTGGCGAGGTTAATGAGGCACATCAAAAGTATTTCTATGCTCCACGAGCCACTAGAAAAGAAAAGGGTGAGAACAATAATCATCCAACCGTCAAACCTATTGCGTTGATGGAATACCTAATTAAGGTATATTCTCCTCACGGAGGACTTGTATTAGATCCCTTCTGTGGTTCTGGCACCACAGGAGTTGCTGCGCTCAACACTGAGCGAGACTTCATTGGCATCGATCTGTCTGAGGACTACTGTAACATTGCGAACCAGCGGTGTGCGGACGTCAAAGTGGACGATACAGTGATGGTCACCGCCCTGCCAGGTGTATAATTTACAGGTAAGCAAATGACCCTTACGCTTCAAGAAGTCGATCACCTCCTCAAACTCCTTCGTTCAACTGACGGTTGGAAGATTGCCAAGTCTGAGCAGGTGGAGCTAGTCGGCGTCAGTCACTCTGATCTGATCCGTCGTCTAGAAGACTATCGTGTCCGTCTCACTCTTCTCTAACATCATGACTGTCGCATATTATTTCAAAGGAGCTAATGGGCGACGTAATTTGACGAGACAGATCACTGATTGGTTTGCCAAAACCTACATCGGCAAGCATAAGATCAGTATCGACTTTATTGCCCGTGGTATGTTACGTGAAGGTGACTATGGCACCTGCTGTATTGTGGACAGCGTTTCACGTCCACGGGCATTCGAGATCAACATCCACAACCGCTTGACAACAATCGACTTCATCACTACACTTGTACATGAGTTGATCCACGTCCAGCAGCGAGTACATCGTGAGCATGTCACGAAGTACAACAAAAACTACTGGGCACGTAAGCACGTTCCAAGCGATACATGCTATGCTGATCAACCTTGGGAGCAAGCAGCGCACTTTCTGGAGGGTCGCATTGCTGCCAGGGCTATCAGGGACTTGAACCTGGTAGTATAGGAAAGGGGAGACCCAATCCAACAATCACACAATCCAGACGGGGAGATCAAGCCGTGTTGCTATCCGATTTCCCCACCTAAACTACAACGGCGTACGTCCATGCCTTAAGGACATTATACTATGAACAACAAATCAAACTTCACTCAGACCTTCATTCGAGTGACACGTGACAGTCCTCCGACTGTTGAAATGCTTAAGGAGTTGCCACTCCCCACAGGAAGATCCTTTATTGTCGAGCGGCGAGAAGTACGTAAGCTTGACTCTCTCAAAACTACAAATAAGAAGGGGCAGGTTGCTAACACTGCTCGTGCTACAGGAACTGACAAGAAGCACAAAGACGATATTAAGTCTTCTGTCAATGCTCATGGCATGTCTACACAACAGCAGCCCCCATACATCTTTGATGATGGTGAGCAGCTCGATGGATTCACTCGCGGTGAAGCACTCACTGAACTGGCTTTTGATAAGTGGGTATTTAACATCGCAGTACCCAAACCTGGGTTCACTAAGCAAGACGTGCGGGATGAGATTGGTCTAGGTGCCAATGATCACTTGCCTCAAAAACGACACACTCGTAAAGACTTCATCGAGAAGGCAAAGACACGAATCCAAGAGTACCGAGTATCTCACGGTGGTGTATATCCCACGAGGAAGTGGTTGGAAGGATGGATGTCTGAGATCCCCCACAGCTTTGCTGACGCTTCTGTCAAGGAGATTTGTCAAGAAGCATTGGATGCGACTGATGCTGGTGAGACTATGGAATCCACCACAAAGAAAGAGACTGTCGCATGGGCAGAGAAGAATGTCTACAAGGACAGCAACACTGTATTTGTTGGTTACAATGGCAGCAGACGTGACAAAACCTATATCAAGCGGTCTGTCTATGAACACCTCGCTGTATATGGTCAGGGTTTTAGACCAAAGGGTGTAGGATACTTGGAGAACGTTCCTGCTAACCAAGCAGTCAAGGTACGTGAAGCTTCCAACAAGGATGTTGATCTGATCAACGATAACTTTGAAGCTGCCTTCCAAGTTCGTATGAAAGTGGGACCGACTTTCAAGTTCATGGACCTGGCGGGGTTCAAACCCCAGATCCTCCACGTGGAAGACCCAGACCACTTGGTGTGACAGTTGCCTGAACTGTCCCAAGCGCCCTTCATGGGCGCTTTTTTTATGTGTATAATATCTCTATTGACGACGACAGCATGTATTCCCTCCGCCCCCACCAGCAACGCACAGTCGATGCCCTCCGCTCTAACGAGCGTGGCACCGTGTACATCCCCACTGGTGGTGGCAAGACTCTGTGTATGATCAACGATGTGATCAACCACCTTGACACTGCTACAGAGCCACAGACTATTGTTGTTGTTGCTCCCCGCATCATGCTTGCCATTCAACTCTGTGAAGAGTTCATGGAGCAGGTCAAGAATGCCAATGTCCTCCATGTTCACAGTGGTGAGACTAAGCACTTCAAGACTACCAAGTCTGATCGCATCAATCTGTTCACTCGTATGTGTCACCATGTCAATGAGCATGTGATTATCTTCAGCACATACAACTCTCTCCACCGTATTGTTGACGCTGGTATCAAGATCAACGCTCTGTACTGTGACGAAGCGCACAACAGTGTACAACGCAACTTCTTCCCTGTTGTTGCTCTTGCTGCTGTTGATGCTGACCGCGCATTCTTCTTCACTGCCACACCTAAGTTTGCCAAGAATGGTAAGCGTGGCATGAACAATGCTCAGATCTATGGTAACAACCTGATCACTGTTGCTGCTCAGGAGCTTATCGAGTGTGGTTCTATCATCCCTCCCACTGTCAAGGTGACTGAACTGCCCTATGAGCGCAAGAAAGAGACAGTAGCACTGACTGATGCTAACACTGTGACCACTGTTGTTGACAGTCTCGATGACAATGTTGCTCAGAAAGTGTTGGTTGCTGCTCCTAGTGCGCGTATCATTAAGCACATGTTCGCTAACAGTCTTGTGCTCGCGGATCTCTACGAGCGTGGTTATAGTGTCATGAGCATTACATCCAAGGATGGTGCTATTATTGACGGTAAGAAGGTAACACGTGACGAGTTCTTCAACACTCTCCACGCCTGGGGTCTTGATCCGAACAAGAATTTCGTGTTGTTCCACTATTCTATCCTCAGTGAGGGTATCAATGTCCCTGGTCTGACGCACGTGATCCTGCTGCGTCAGCTTCCTGTGATCGAGATGGCGCAGACTATTGGTCGTGTGATCCGCCTTGATCGTCAGGACGCGCAACGTATCAGCAGTGGTGCGCTCCGCCCGACATGCTATGCTAATTACATCAAACCCACAGGTTTCGTGACTGTCCCTGTCTATCAGAACACAGGGCGTCAGATCAGCAACCGACTCCAGCGTGTGGTCGATTGTGTGTTCACCAAGGGTATGCCAGCAACCAGCTGGGTCTGACACGTTACAGGCGATTCTAGAGGGGTCTCAGAGCATGATTGAAACTATGTTCAGCATCCCAGTTGTGAAGTATTCTCTCTCCAACTGGGAACAAAAGAAGAAAGGATTTCTTGATCTACTGGAGCAGCAAGTGCTCGAGCTAGGTGAAGAATGTGTGTACTCTGACTACAGTTATGAGAAGACACCTGATGAACAACTAGACCTGTACAATCCACAGTCAAAGTATCTGGAGACTGTGCGTGGTCTGGTGAAGGATGAGATGCGACAGTTTGCGCGAGATCTAGGCTGTGATCCTGTAATTGTGCGTACATGGTTTGAACGAGCGTACAATAAGATGTACCATCCAATCCATACTCATGGTCATGGTGGATGGAGTGCTGTGCTCTACATTGAGTATGATCCTAGTGTTCACACCAGCACAGTATTTGTCTCACCATTCAATCATTTCATCACAGGTATGCAACTGTGTTACATGCCAGAGGTGAAGGAAGGTGATCTTATCCTGTTCCCATCATTTGTGCTCCACTATACTCAACCTAACCTGAGTGATGTCAAGCGTACGGTAGCATCGTTCAATGTCACCGTAGACTTGGACAACACGCCACTGGGATGGATGACAAAGCACAATCATGGTGATGCGAAGATAAACACTGGACAAAAACCATATCATCAGGGTATGATGGGTAAACAAACTACAAGACCTGGAGGTGACTTAGATGCGTTCGGTTGACGTTAATCTAACTGAGAATCAGATCAAGTTCTTGATCGATGTGTTGTGGGGCACTGATGCCCGCATGACACGCCAGCTAGCATGGCAACACCAAGTGAAGGATGGGGACATTGTGAGACAGTTGACAGACTGTCTAGCATCACGTGCTGGGCACTGCTGATAGCCTATACTATGTTCATCAGCGAGGCACCCGTCATGTCCACCGTCTACCGCATCAGCATCGACACCAAGGACGCTCCCCAGCATCCCATCGTGTACACCCGTAAGGTGCGAGCATGTAAGACTGTCAAGGGTGCTGAGCGTCAGATGGAGCGTATCACCAATGAGGTGCTGGCAGACTGGAAACAGTACGAGTCTCAGATCCGCCGTTACACCATTGAGCGGGTATGATCGGACAATTCTTCTCACCTGAATCACACGGCTCCTGGACTATGATCTATCGCATCAGTGCTACAACACCCGAAGAAGGCAAGATCTGCTATGAGGTGCTGGATGAACAAGAGGCACGTACCCTACACTCACAGCTGCTAGAACGCCAGTTGATGGGTGACGGTACAACAGGTGTCACAGTACGGGTTCTCTGACCCCATCTGTACCCTATAATATGTTCATCAGCAAAGGACACAATGCGTCTCCACACCTCCGCCACACAGATCGACTTCTATCCTGTTGGCACTGGCAAGCGGTTCGTCAAGCGTGTGATCTGGCACAAAGGATGTGACACTGAGCTGACTTCCTTCTCCACTCGTGACCGTATCGGCATGAAGTATGATGTAGAAGGATACATCGCCAATGGTGCTACAGTCAGTGACTTCAACCTCAATGAGTACACTGGCAAAGACTATTCTCCTGTTTATTGCTAATGGATTCTAACACTCTACCTTTCTCTATTGACGAAGAGGTAGAATACAAGGGCGACAGAGGGTACATTGCCTTTATCTGCGCCCAATCACTATCATTGTGTGTGTCATCACGCACAATCCCCAAATCCCGTCAAGTACGAGTCGTTGTACCTGTATATGACTGGGACAAGGTTATCCCACTTGAACAATGATGTCTTACAATCAATCACTATACGATGAAATTTGTCGTTATTATGAAGAGACAGAAGAAGACAAAGGTATCTACCTGCGAGATACCATTTCTGTCTATCGAGGATGCGAGTCACTACGAAAACCACGTAAAGGACGCCGATCCTAAGTACATCAGCTCTTACATCACAGTTAAATAGTTCGTTCCCAATCACTGCTATGAAGAACCACACGAGCATCATCAATGTTCTGGACAAGGACATTACAATCAAGACCACACAAAAGAGAAAAGGGATCTACTGGTCATATGAAGATGTGAATCAAATGTATGGTCCATTCAGGAGTGAACAACAAGCAGTAAGTGACGCTAAACTCTATTCACAGTATGGTACAACTAACAGAGCGCTCATTCCTTAAGCCTGAACAACTAACAAAGAGACTGCTAGTATTACCCAAATTCCAAGATGTCATCAGAGAGGAGTTCGACAATGCTCAACTAGAGTATAAGGACTTCTCTGACTATCAAGACAAGTACATCAAGAAGAATGGACAAGGGTATCCTATACTAGCGAAAGAGTATGCTGAGGCATCAACAACTAATGACAGAGGATGGCATCTAGCTCCACTCATATACAATGGACAAAGGTATACACCTAACAGTGTACAGATGCCTAAGACATGTAAGATACTGGAGTTCATTGGTCATACTCATTACTGTGGATTCACAAGACTAGATCCAGAGTATGGACTAGATTGGCATTGGGATGATGATCCAGATGAACAGACAATACAGCATCGTGTGTTCTGGAATGTCAAGACAGATGGTGGTGCGTACTTAGATGTTATGGAGACAGAGAAACGCGCACTACGTAGATACTTCAAGGAAAATGACTTCATGATCTTTAGAAGTAAGAAGAAACACAGGGTATGGAACGATGGTAGTGTACCACGATTCTCTCTAGTTTTGGATGTGTATTCCACAGTTTCCGCACCCATTGTGGAAAACGTTGTGGAAAACTGATACAAAAAGAAATGGTTAAAAAAATAGGTTTGCGTGAGCTTGACAGTAGCTGTGAGGATACTCCTGAGACACCTTTGCGGTCTTAGCGTGCATCCCACCGACTGTCAAGCGCCTCGGTGACACTCTGAGAACTGTCCACTTTTGCCCCAAACCGCCGAGATCTGCCGTATAATTTAAGAGTAAACAAAAGGAACAAAACCTTGGCAACTCGTCGAAAGTCTTCAAAAGCAAAAAAACTGACAGAACCTGTGAGTTTTGACACAAAGGACATTTCCACAGCTATTGACAGTATTACTGTAAGTGCAGAGAAAGTGTCAGTTATGTTCAGTTCTCAGGAAAAAGTATATGATTATACTTTTACTGGAAATCTGTCAGAACTTGTGAGTGAGCTCGAAAAGTTCGTAAAAGAACAACATTTGTCACTTGGTCGTTATTTCAACAATCTTGTAAAAGATGGGAAATTGACTCAAATGAAGTGAAAGTCTAAATTATTGTACAATCTTTGAGTTAGACAAAAAGAGAGACAAATGGCTAAGACTTGGAATAATAGAGGTAGGAATCGTGCAGGTAGTTTCTCTCAGAAGAAGAGAGAATACTTCGAGCAAAGTGATCTAGAATCCAGTGGATATCTTGATCAGATTTCTAACTCTAAGCGCATCAAATCTGGCAACAATTCACTCTACGTAGATGATGACTACACCACAGAAGAATGATGTTAACCTGTCCCTCCAGTTAGCATCAGTAACTGATGAGGTTGATTTGATTCAATATCTGTTGGACACAGATCAAGTGAACAATCACCCTCAACTTATCGGACTTGCTAACAAGTTCGTGCTGGAGGGTTTGTGTTACTTTGTGCCGTCAGATATCGACTGACGGTATCATTAACGATTCAGCCGCCCGCCGTCAACCGATAGTGGACACTTTGAAGAACCGTCCACTAGGTGGTTGGCAAGGTGCTGCTGGCGTGTAATATAGGTGTATACCAAACAAAGGAGTTCACCGAATGCGTCACTACACTAAGGCACAGGTCCTAGAGCAGTTCCGTTACAACTGGAAAGTAGCAACCATGCAGAACCCTGCCCTCCGTGGTGACACGATCGCGAAGCGCGAGGACTGGAACAACTTCGTGGATATGCTCTCACGTTGCGAGGAGATCTCACAGAGACAGCGCGACAACTGGACCAACCCCTTCTGACAGGGGCGCGTCCCCGTGTAATATAGAGGCATGAACAACGAACCCATGGATCCGACTCTCAAGCAACACATTCTCTTCGGTCTCGAAAACTTCATGTTTGAGACTATGCTACCCGTCGAAATGTGTGTTGACTGGGTATGTGAACAGTGGAACATTTCCGCAACCGATGAGGTCATCGATCTCGTCGTTGATGCACACTTCGCCATGTTTGCTGACCAATGACTATCACCGAACGCAACCAAAAACTCTACGAGTTGAGAAAACAACTAGACGCAAAACGTCTAGAGCTGGCATGGATCGAAACCGAAATCATGGCGGTCAATTCTAAATACGACCAAGAGCATTCACCCGACCTTTATGAACAGATGTTCGGTGAAGATAACACGCTCTGGACACACTTAGAGAAGACCAATTCATGAAGTACACTATCACTGAACTCAACCTAGATTTTGAGGATGATGACTTTGAATGCCCTATTATAGAGCAACAAAAGTTATACCGCGAAGCGGCTGACCGAGAGTGGACAGCTGATGATCTGGAAGCGCTCAAAGCTGCCGTTTCCGTGTATACTGGTTTTAACGTCTCCCACATCAAAGCCGAATGCTCCGACTGATCAACCGCGTGCTCGATCGTACCATGGGAAGGAAGGTCGTGATCTTCCGAACCAAACCAGTTGCCAAAGTGGCACACAACAACCTGCAGGTCGTCTGACCCTGTGGTTATAATAGGTACATACCAAACAAACCACTTCTCAACTCACATGCGTAAGATCGAATCCAACATGAACGCCGCCATCAAGGCAAACAAGAACTGGAGCAGCAGCAACACGACTGTTACCACTGACAACGGCATCTCTGAGGTTCGTCTCCACGGTAACCTGATCGCCAAGGTTGGCGACGACTTCGTTACCATCTTTGATGGCGGTTGGCAGAGCAACACCACCAAGTCCCGCCTGAATGCCATCATCAACGAGTTCTGCAACGCCTTCACCGATGGCGTCTTCCAGCGTGACTTCGCCTGGTACATCCGTGACAACAAGGTCACCCATGACTTCGTGAACGGTTACACCTTCTGCGAGTACGCCTGAGGGCGTACCCCGTTCTATGGTACAATAGACCCATGACACTTCCCAAGAACATGCAGGACCGTTACGAGGTACGCGACGGGTTCATCATCAAGAAAGGCGAGACTGACCCCGCCATCTTCGCCGCCATGGAGAGCATCAAGCGGGACATGGCTCAGGAGACTGCCCGCCGTGAGCGTATCCGTCAGGGGCTAGAACCAGCTGGTGGACAGTGGGGCATCTGGAACATTAGTGATCGCGACTGATCGCTGCAGCGTCTATAATTAGTTCAACAACACAGAGAGACATGCTCACCCACACCTTCGCCGTCCAACCCTCCACATGGTCCAACTTTGACCCTCACGGTTGCGACTGGGCAGTGGATATTCACCACGCCTACCGACTCGCTAAGGCATGGGGCGAAGAATGCATGATCTGGGCAGTGCCTAATAACCCCAAGGCTGACCCTTACCGCTGGTGTCGCTCCGATGCTAACACCAACGCCATTGCTGACCGCCACTAAGGCACTAGGGGGGCTTGCGCCCCCTGCCCCCCTTAGCTAAATGGGACCCGCTCACATAAGCTATAAAGTCTTGCTCTCGCGTCCGAGTTAAACCGATGTTTGAAAAACGTAGGATCCCTATTCTAAAAATTTTTTCCGAGAAAAAATTCCGAGTATATCTTTTTGAAAACCCCAAGGAGAGTCACTCCGAGATTATCCGCCTGTGTATTGCCGATTGGTTGGAAGGGCGCTTGGATTGCTTCACGCCCGCCCACGTCCATTGGAGTAAATCCGATAGCGAGAACTACCTCGCCGTTGCGGTAAGCTCCAAGAGGATTGGGGTTGATATTGAATACAAGCGAGAACGCCCCGTTGGGAAACTTTCGAGGCGTTACTTTGATATCTCCGAGATTACCGATGATCCCGACACTTTCTACCAGGAATGGGTGAGGAAAGAAGCGTACTGGAAGAAGGCTAAGAAAGGTATCGGAGGGCGTCTTGGCATTGCGATCCCGAAGGGAATGGGTATAATTACTCTTGAGGGACTTCCCGACAATCTTGCTGGAGCAGTAGCACTATGATCAACCTGGATGAACGTTACCACTCGTATCTTCACAATGACGACAAGATGTTCTACATTGACGGCAAACGTGAAACCGTGAGAGGTTATGGCTTCCAATCATCCGATGGAAAAGAAATTGACGAGTATTACGTACACACTGACACTTATCGTCTTGTGTACGATATCCGCAGCGAAAATTGTAAGTACATGGAAAAGCAATGACAGACCGCGACATGATCCTTCTCTTGAAGTCCCAGGTAGAAGCATTAGAGCAACGTCTGAATGATATGAAGTTGCTCATGCGGCGTCCAGGCTCTGAGGAATACGAGAAACTCGTAGATGTCGTTTTAGACCACGAAAAGCGGTTAAATACCTTAGAGTAAAAAAATCGCGTAAAACCCGCGTCCTCCTCTAAGGTATGGCAACGTTATCAAAATCATCATTCAACGACGCTACGATAGGAGTAGCATTCAGTGATGCTATTACTATTATACCGACGATCTGTGCTGGCACGACCGTTGAAACATTCGTGTCGGTTTCAATGACCGCAGTAACGCCTTCATTGGCGACTGGGATAGCACCTGGGTTATGCCCAGGTTTTCCTGTAGGCAGCTTGACGTATATTCCTACAGCGACTATTAGTAATAGTCCAGTATTGTCCATCAATGGGACGTTCAATGAGACGTACTTTGATCAGCGTGAATGGGAGTACAGGGACGATACAACAGGTGATGCTGCCCATATACCCATCATCGAGTTACAGTCCACTATGAGCGATCCTGCGGGGCGTATATACAACGTTACCAAGGATAGTGTACAGGAACCATATGCCTCTGGTGGGCAGTTTGAGGACGAGATCCCGAATCCTTGTGACACTCTGATCAGATATAAGCCTGACTTCAGGTCACAGAGGGTTGTGACATATACATATACAGTGAACCTGCTCTGTGCTGGCGTTCCATTTACCCAAGTATTCAATATCAATCAAACGATTCTGAATAACTGGGACCTAGGACGCGACAAGATGCAGGATATTATGGCAAACAAGATTAGATACGGCACGTAATGGCAACAACTCCAGCAGTATTAGGTGGTTTTTCCACTGGTCATGGGTGTTTCCCCCCGACAGCTTGTATTGAGGGGTCTCCAAACGTCTATGCGGGCGGTATGAAGGTCGCTAGAGTGGGCGATAGATACGCTGCTCACAGTTGTGGAACCACTGTACACCCTACAAGCAGCAGAAATATCGTCAATGGGTCCAATACTGTCTTTGTAAACGGTATTAAGTGCGGTAGATTGGGTTCAGATCACGGTTGTGGCGACGCAACGGGCAACCATGGACTGTCAGCAGGTGCTAAAAGGGTGTACATTGGCGACTAACGTGCTATAATTATCTCGTAAACGCCCAGATTTATCAAATGGCACGCAAAACCAGCCTCACTGGAGGTTCCTACATCGAGTCTCAACCCAAATCCACTCGTCAAGGCAGCTCGAAGAACACAAAATACGCTGCGACGTCTCGTAACAACGCGAAAAAGAAGTATCGCGGGCAAGGTCGCTGATAATAAATAGCGATATGGAGATGGAAACCTCCCTAAAAGTTCTGTCGTGGACTTTTTAGGAGGTATTTTTTATGGGAAATCACAGAACAGACCTTGGAAAGGAGTTTATCGAGTCAGGAATGACCTTGATTACAGATCCTCGCAGCGACAGATACCTGCGTAGAATTGAAAAAAGAGACGAAAAAGTTGAAAACAAAGGAGTTTCTAAAAAAGCGTCTAAATAGATTAGGTCGAACATTGTCACATGGCAGCAACAAGTCAATCGTTTAGGGATTTTGACCTATCTTTTCGTAAGAATCCCATCACGAAGGACGTTAACACCCTTACTAACGAGAACGCAATCAAAGAAGCGGTAAAGAACATCGTTCGATACAACTTCTATGAGAAACCGTTCTTGCCAAATTTTGGTGGAAACACGCTTGCCATGTTGTTTGAACTGTATGAAGCAGGTAATTCTGGTGCCATTGAGGCTCAAATCCAGAACTGTGTGAATAACTACGAACCACGAGTAGTGTGTTACGACGTAGAAGCAGCTTTCAATGAAGACATGAATGAACTGGGTATCACAATTAGATACCTCATGGTCGGTCTTCCCAATGTTATTGATCAAATAGACGTCATCTTTAGGAGATAATGGCTCTTACCCAGATTAACTCGTTAGAATTTAACGAGATCAAAGCCCAACTGATGGCGTATTTGCGCGGTCAGGACCAATTTAGTGACTATGACTTTGAAGGGTCGTCACTTTCGGTCCTTTTGGACGTTCTTGCGTATAATACTTACTATTCTTCCGTCAATGCGAACCTTCTAGCGAACGAAAACTTCCTAGACAGCGCTGTAATGCGCGAAAATGTCGTAAAATTGGCAAAATTGATCGGTTACACGCCGAGAAGCGCTAGATCCGCGCAAGCAAAGGTTGATATTGTTGTTCAAACCGCGTATCCGTACCCCGCAACGGTCCAAATCAACAAAGGAGTGCTTCTAAGCTTCCAAGGAGAGCAGAAAAACACATTTATTTTCTCAATTCCGAAAGATTTGATCGCTTCCGTCAACACCTTGGACGGAAAAGCGACTTTTACCGACGTAGTTTGCTACGAAGGCGTATTTTTGACGGATACTTTCGTCAAAGAAGTCAATGAGCGCCAAAGATTCATCCTTTCTAACGTATCTGCTGATACTTCTACGCTTTCTATTGAAGTAACACGCGGAACCGTGACTGATGCGTATCTAAAAGGTGATGATATCACTGCTTTGAACTCAAGTAGTAAAACATTCTTCCTAGAAGAGTCAGAATACCGCAGACCCGAACTTATTTTCGGTGATGGTGTTATTGGTGAAGCTCTTTTTAACGGAGATGTGATTGAAGCAACTTATACAACCTCCGCTGGTCCACTAGCAAACGGATTGGACCAATTTACGTTTGCAGGAACTGCTAAGGACTCTGCTAACAACCCAATCACCTCTGGAATCACTGTCACGCTGAAAACTAAGCCTGATGGTGGCGCAGATCCAGAATCTACCAGTTCTATTAAGTATACTGCTCCCAAATTCTACTCTAGTTTCGGTAGAGCGGTAACTACAAAAGATTATGAGGCAATTATTCCTCAAATCTACCCTAATGTACAATCTATCGTCGCATTTGGCGGAGAAGAGGCATCACCGCCTGAATATGGCAAGGTAATGGTTGTCATCAAACCCAAAAATGCGGACAGACTGTCTATTTCCGAAAAAGACGCAGTTTTGAAGAAACTTCGCAGTTATTCTGTCGGAGCAGTCGAACCCAAGATCATGGATCCGTCTGTATTGTACATTGACTTGGTAACTTTCGTATATTTCAACCCCAACATCACTAAACGTTCTCAGGAAGAGATTAAGCAAGTAGTTTACGCTCAGCTAAACGCTTTGAACGCAACTAACGAGTTTAACAAGTTTGGTGGTAAGTTCAAATTCTCGAAATTCCAAAAAGTGATCGATGATGCGGAGAAATCCATCACATCGAACATTACCAGAATACGGATGCGTAAGAATGTCAACGTTACGTTGAATCAACGCTTCAATTACAAGATTTGTTTTGGTAATCGTATCAATGCCCAGGTAGAAGGTGCTGGAGACTCCCCTTCGCTTATTACAAACGGTTTTAAGCGTGCTGACGGCGGTAATTTCACATACTACCTCAATGATGATGGAGTTGGCAATATTCGCCTCTTCTACATCAACACAGATGGTACAAGACAGTATATTAACGGTAATTGGGGTACTGTAGATTATGTGGAAGGTGAAGTAACTGTTAACGACGTCATTATTGACGAAGTTCCTGGATCAATTACCAATACACTTCAATTCTCTGTAATTCCAGAATCTAACGATCTGGTTTCACTCAGAGAGACCTATCTGACAATAGGTATAGATAACCTAGTGGTCAATGTTATTGATGATGAGATCAGCAGCGGTGCTAACGTTGCTGGTACTGGTGTTGTCCCCGAATCAAGCTATAGTTGATAAAAAATGCCGATTGAGCAGTCTTCTTGGAGAATATCCTCTTGGGTAACTCCACCTACCCAGGTGGCAGTAGACCCAACAGATTCTAGCGTCTCTCCCGAGAGTAGAACTAAAATTTCAGAAAGGATTGAGGAGCAACTACCTCAATTCGTCAGAGAAGACTACCCAGACTTTGTAGAGTTCCTCAAACTGTACTTTAAGTCTGCTGAACTCCGTGGTGGACCCATGGATGTCGTCAACAACTTTGATGACTACTATAATATTGACAAACTGAACGATCTGGTCGAAAAGACGACTGTATCGTCTGCTGTAGCGATTGATGCGACAACTATCGACGTTGTGAACACCAGAGACTTCCCGAAGGAAGGTCTGGCGATGATCAACGATGAGATCATCTATTATAAGTCAAAAAACTCAACCCAACTCCAACATTGCGTCAGAGGCTTCCATGCTACGACCAAAATTGGCACTTTGGGCGAATATACGTTTTCTGACTCTGTAGCAGCTGCTCATTCCTTTGGGGATGAGTGTGTCAACCTGAATAACCTTCTGCCGCTGTTTATGCTCGGCAGATTCCGCGATCAGTTCGCAGAAGCATTCCCAACTGCGTTTGACAGTAGAATCAAACAGTCTTCGGTCACAAAAAGACTGAAAGACTTCTATGCCGCTAAAGGTACCTCCAGATCTTTCCAATATCTGATGAGAGTGCTGTATGGCATCGAATCTGAAGTAAGATATCCTAAAGATAGAATTTTCAAACCATCTGACGCATTCTACAGTGTCAGAGAGGTTATTAGAGCTGACGCTCTAGATGGTAACCCTGTAGAGCTTACTGGACAGGTTCTGTACCAGGCAAACGACCCTACAGACCCTCTAGTTAACGACGCACGCATTTACGTCAAAACTGTTGTCGAGGTTTTCACTGAAGACGGCAAAATCTACGAATTGGACGTAGATACTGAAAATGGTCAAGGTACATTTGCCACACCATACAAAACAACTCTGTCAGAAGACATTGGCGACAGATTAGACGAAGATATCGTCACTGTTGACTCTACACTCGGTTGGCCTGAGTTAGATGGCAAAATCCGTATTGGTTCTGAGGTTCTTACCTATACAGACAAAACTGTCAACCAATTCTTAGGTTGTACTCGCGCTAGAGACAATACTACAGTATCAAGTCACATTGCTGGTTCTGAAGTCATCTCTGCCTTCGAGATCTTCGGATATTCCAACAGAGATGGTAGTAAGATCACTCTGAAGGTGTTTGGTGGCACCAGAGGCATTGAACTAACCGATGGTGGTAAGTATTACATTCAGGACTCGAAAGTTACGACTCCTGCCGCTCCTGGATTTGATTCTAACGAATCTATCTGGCCATCCTTCATTTACAACACTAAAAAGCTACTTACTGGTTCCCAACTGACTCTTTCGTCTCCAGACGCTCAAGGTAGAGTTATTGCGACCGTAACTACAACTGAAAACCATGGATTGAAGCGTGCTGACACGATTCGCATTCTAAACGCACCAGAAGACGTCTACAACTCCGAATTTGCTGTTGTTGGTGTTAGCTCCGCCAAAGTCTTCGATATCCAGATTCCAGTAACTCCAAATCAAGGTGTTAGTGGACAACAGTTCCTTATTACTCGTGAATTCGCAAAAGCGACTTCTGACGACACATCAATTCGCCTAAAAGTCCAACAGACGCCTTCTGACGTTCAAAACACATACAGAACGGATGATCACTGTATTGTTGCGTCTCCTGGCATCCCAGGTCACAAAATTGGTCCATTTGGTGCTGATGACCTTGATCCTGGCAACCAACGCTATCTGAAGCGTATTCCTCGCACTACCAAGACCAAATCGACAAAACAGGCGACTCCAGTCGGTCAAATCGGTATCGGTACTAATGGCGTCCCGTTTTTCTCATATAAGTCTGAAGACACTAAGTTATTTGGTGGTGTTAAGAGTATTTCTGTTGTTGACGCAGGTGATGGTTACGATATTACTAATCCACCTATCGTTGAGTTTGAACCGCTCTGGAAACCAGATACAAACTACTTCTTGGGTCAAAGAGTCCGTAATAGCTCTGGACAAAGATATAAGAACCTAGGAAGCGGTAAGAGCGCTCAGAGGGGCACAGAACCCACTCACAGCAGCGGAAATGCTGTACAGGATGGTCAGTGTCTCTGGGACTTTGAAGGCGTCTCAGCACAGGCGACAGTTAGTGTTTCTGGTCGAGTATTCTCAGTTAACGTTACTAACGGCGGTCAAGACTATACTACCGCTCCTACTGTTGCTATTTCAGGTGGTAACCCCACTATTCAAGCTGCTGCGACAGCAACGATCACTTCTGGTAGAGTTACGTCAATTACAGTCACTGCTGAAGGTAGTGGATACGATAGTGTTCCTACAGTAACAATTACTGGTGGTGGCGGAACTGGAGCAACTGCTCAGGCAGTTGTCCGTGGTGGTTTGACTGAAGATGGAATTACTATCACTAATGCTGGTACTAGGTATGATGAACGCCCGAACATTACTCTTATCTCTGGTAGCGGCGCTGTTGCTTATCCTAGTATTGTCAACGGTAGAATCGTTTCTATTATCCTGACTTACGGTGGTACCAACTACTATGGACCTCCTGACGTTGTAATTACAGGTGATGGCGTTGGTGCTGTTGCGTTTGCTCAGATTGATAGTAGTTCTCAGCAAGTTACCTCTATTAATGTAACTAATGGTGGTGCTGGTTATACATCAGGTAAAACCTTTGTAGACATCGTATATCCTGGTGCTGGCGCTAGATTCCAAGTAGAACTGCCTCAACTTACTATTAACAAGGCAGCGACTGCTGATGAACTTGGAGTTGACCCCCTAAGCTATACTTCCCCCAAAATTGCTGATGAAGGCAATGGCGTCTCTATGACAGGCGCTAACTTCTCAATCTATGGTGGTGAGTATGGATATATGTACAACCCCAAGATTCTTAGATTCTTGCTGGGTGACAACGTAAATGATTCATATGGAGAACTCAACCCCACGAGACACTCTCCTATCCTCGGTTGGGCATATGATGGACATCCCATCTATGGACCTTATGCTTACGTAGATAAACAGAACAGAAACCCATTCAACCAGCTCAAGCAGATGACTTCGAGCTATAGAATCCGTTCTGGTCGTGATTCTCTGGTAACAGGTCTCACTGACACCATGGGTACATATATTGAAGACTTTGAGTACGTAGAGGGTCTTGGCGACCTTGATAAGTACAATGGACGCTTCTGCGTCACACCTGAGTATCCCGAAGGTGTATACGCTTATTTCTGTACTCTAGATGGTACCACAGGTAATCCCAAGTTCCCATACTTTATTGGACCTGACTTCTACAGTCAAGCGGACAATATCAACTGGAACGGAAATGGACTTCAATCAAGATTCAGCGAGGACGCGGTTCGATACAAGGCTCCGTACGTATTCACTGATGGCGCTGTTGTCAGACGTAAGGATCTGGGGGACCCCGTTAATTATATTCTTGCTCTGGAAGACGCTACAACACCTATCGTCCTAGAACAGGACACTGGTGGTAACTTCATTGGTTTTGTAGACGTTGGTATCGGATACTACGATTACTTCCCATCCATCCGTGGTGGATCTACAGATTCTCTGTTTGTATCTGCTACTAACAGATATTTTAGTGAAGGTGTCAACCAATACCTGATTGAAGGTGCTGGTAGAGGATATAAGGTAAATGACAGACTGGTATTCACAGAAGAGTCTACTGGTGGTAGTGGTATTTCTGCGCGTATCTCTAGAATTACTGGCGTAGATGTCAATACCCTAAACTTCGCCGTAAATCCTGACACTGATGTAATTACTGCGACTATCGGAGCAGCAGACACCCACTATATCAAACCTGAAGAGTTTGTTGATGTTTTCATTGGCAACAATGAGAACCAAAGAGATATTGACGTCAAGATCATTGACAACAAGTATCACTTCAAATACTATGATGTCAGTAGCTTCATTGTAAGTAGTCCTGGTCGAGTTCTCCAGGCAAACCTAACCATCACTGCTGGTGAGAACTATACCAATGGAACATATAATGGTGTAGCACTGTCTGGTGGTAGTGGTACTGCTGCGACTGCTAATATCATTGTAAGTGGTAACGAAGTTACTGGTGTAACTATCGTAAGTCAAGGAAAGAACTATAAAGATGGAGATGTTCTGACCGCTTCCGCCTCTCAGATTGGTGGAACTGGAACTGGATTCCAAATGGATATTGGTGTCGTACTGAAGACTGGTAAAATCAGTCAAAATGATTGGACACTCTTTGCTGGATCTGGATATACTGAAGGTACCTACACTAACGTACCCCTGTTCAACTCTGGTGTATCATCAGGTGAGGGTGCTCTGTTTACTATCGTTGTCAACTCTAGCGGTGAAGTTAGCGAAGTTACTGTCACAAATCCTGGTAGTGGTTACGTAGTTGGAGAACAACTAACTGCTACAAATAGTGATATTGGTAATGGTAGTGGTTTCTATATCACTCCAAACAAGATTATTCAAGAATTTACGCTCAGAGGGACTGCTGCTCACCAACTTACTACTGGTGATGTTGTAGTTGTTTCTGGCACAACTCCTGCTGACTATGACGGTACGCATACTGTCACAGGCACATCTACTGGTAGAAGATTCCAATTTGAAAAAGCTGTACAGAATATTGTCAGCACTGGTGTTATCACTTCTACGCAAGTCTATAACAGAGAACCCAAACTCGATCTGATCAACGGTCACAAGTACAAGTTTAAGACTGAAGATACTTCTAATGATGGAAAGAGACTTGAGTTTACCTTTGACGCTGAGAATACTAACATCTTCACCTACAAGAACATTGTTGACACTACTAATGACACTGTAACTGGTCAACAGCGTTCAATCACTGTAGAAGTCAAAGATATCCCTGGAACACTGTTCTACTTCGATATCAACGGAACTGTTCAGGGCAACTACCTCTCTGTCATACAAGATCCTTATATCGGTAGTAATACTGTTACCAGTGTCACTCAGAACGATATCTCATTCATTCTCCCTAGAGAACCTGACTGTGCTTATGGTGCTAGCGCAGAAGTTTCATACTCTACAAGTTCAATCTATCCTAGTGGTGGTATTGCTTCTATCAATATTGGTGACTCTGGTAGAAACTATTCTACTCTGCCTCAGTTCACTGGCATTGAAAGATCTGGTGCTGGTGCGGAAGCTACAGCAACTATCTCTGGTTTCCTAGAGGATGTTGCTATTCTTGAGAATGGAACTGGTTACAATCCTGCTCAACTACCTCAGGTTATCTGCTCGATGCCTGATTTCGTTGACCTGACACTTGATCAAGTATTTGGTACATTCTCTAGAGGTGACATTGTTACCTCTGAGCGAGTTCTTGGTGGAGACTCTGCTCGCGGTAAAGTGATTTCTTGGAATGCTAATACCTCTACGCTAAGAGTAGAACCTCTTCGTAACAATCTGACTGGTGCTACCACTCGTGGTTTCATCATGTTCAATGCGGCAAATGCTCTTCGCAACAAAGTATTCACTGGTCCTAACCAAGCAACTATTACCGCTGTAAGCGGACAGCAAGCTGCTGTTGCTGCTATTGTCCCTGCTACTGGTCCTGAACTGGGCACAATCTCTAACATCGCTATTAACAGTGGTGGTAGCAACTACAGAAAGGCACCACTCATCTACATCGATGATCCATACTATGGTGGTGTTGGAACAGTTAGTATCACAAGTCAGAACTCCTCTGCCAATTTTGTAGCTGGCACATACAACAATGTAACACAAAAGTCTGTTGCTCCTACTGGAGGTACTGATGTTGAGTTTACTGTTGTTATCGACGCTTCTACTTTGGATGTATCTAGTGTTACCGTAACCAATGGTGGCACTACATATGCTCTTGGTGATATCATTACGATTTCAGGTGCTCAGATCACTGGTGGTGGAGATGGCACAGATGACTTTACTGTAACCATTACATCAATCGTTCCTGTACGTCCTGCGATTACTTCTACTACAATCAACGCATCTATCGATGCTATCAATCTCACTAACGCTGGATCTGGTTACCTCTCAGCTCCTGATGTAAAAATCTCTGGTGGTACTGGTCTCAATGCTGTATTGAGAGCAGAAATCGTTGATGAGACTGTATCTCAAATCGTCATCGAGAATGCTGGTAGTAAGTTCCAGAACGCACCAATCATCTCTATTCAGCAAGGCACTGGTGAAGGTGGATCTGTACTTCTCAAGTCTGAGAACCTTGGAACCATCATCGGTCTTGGTGGTGACAATATTACATACAACTATTCTCATGACCGTACCCTCAAACCCGAGGTTAATACAACATACAACCTCCAGCTCACGAGAACTCAGATTGTGGATTTCTTCACAGTCACTAATGGTGGAAATTCTTTCGTTACCACTCCTACTATCGAACTAATCGGTGGTGGTGGTTCTGGTGCTGTCTTGAAACCCATCATTGATAACGAAGTTATCCAAGCTATTGAAGTTATTAACCCAGGTAAGGGTTATTCTTCTACTCCTGCTGTACAGGCAAAGATCACTCACTCCTTTGTTGGACTGACATCTAACAGCACACTGAACTTCCCATACAATACAAAGATTCCTACTGGAACTAAGGTTGTTCTGAGAGAGCTTGATGGTAATCTGCCTACACCTCTCCAACCTGACATTGTTTACTATGCTATTGCTGCTAGTATTCAAAATGGTCTGGGTAGTAACCAAATTAGACTTGCTACAACCAACACAAACGCTGTTGACAATATCTTTGTCACATTTACTGGTCCTGCCACCCTGGGTAGCAATGGAACCTCAACATTTGTACTAGAGACCACAGATCTTGGTGATCAGATTACTGTTACCATGATTCCTGGTACATTCTCGGTTGGCGAGAAACTGTATCAAGGTACATCTACTGATTCGTTCTCTGCTATCGGTGAAGTTAAGTATTGGGATCCTAAGGGTAGAATTCTCTCTGTAGAAGCATCTCAGGGTGAGTTTGCCAAGGGTCAACCTGTCTTCGGTCTACAGACCAAAGCGTTTGGTGAGATCCATGACTTTGAGAGAGCACTTGCTACATTCAAAGTATCTCCTATCGCTACTGCTACTGCTGAGTTCAAGAGAACCACTGGTATCCTTGATCTTAATGAACAGCGTATTTACGACTCTGACAAGTATCAGGAGTTCTCTTACGTTATTGATTCTCCTATTAATATTAGACAGTGGAAGAATCAGATCAAGAGTTCTGCTCACCCTGCTGGTTTCAAAGTATTTGGTAACCAAGTTGTATCCCAATCTGCCTTCAAGAGATATCGTCGTAGATCTTTCAACAACCCATCAAACCCAGATCCTAACACCTGGTATGAAGAGAGATTTGGTGATGAGAATCAGTCATTCAATGGAACGACATTCTTTACACCGAAACCTTCTGCTTCTAACGTAGGTAAGCTTTCTAAGATTGAAAACTTTGTTCTGGGCAAACCAGATTATACTGCTGCCGTTCCTACGAACGTTTTGGTCAGTGGTAAGCAACTTCTGGACGTTAGAAAGATTCTTACTGCTATCGTTGAGAAATTTGACAAGATTGAAGATAGAACTGTTACCTTAGATGGTTCTGACAGCAACGTTGTTGATGTTGCTAACGATGCTCTTAATCTTACAAACCATGGATTCATCACTGGTCAGAAAGTAAAATACGCTGCTCCTGCTGATAGATTCCAGGATGCTAGAAACCTGATCCTTGGCAACATTGATTACATCATTGATCAAACTGTTCAAGCTCTGGAGACACAATATCCTACGCTGACTGATGGTACTACCCCTGATTATGACAGATCGACCTGTGCTCGTGACCTGAGACTGATTGTCGTTGCCTGGTGTAATGACCTCCGCTTTGGTGGTAACGCATTCTCCTGGGATGCTGTAGACACTTACATCGGTGGTGTTGGATTGGTTGGTACTCGTTTCGGTGATGCCCGTAACCTGATCCTCCAAAACAAGCAACTGATTGCTGAAGAAGCAGTTGGTGCTATGCTGGCACAAACTTCTAACCAGGCATTTGCTATTCCTGGTGGCAACCAAGTCGCTATTGATGATTTGGTTGATGTTATTGAAGCTCTTGCTTATAACATGGCATATGGTGGAAATAGCGAGTCTTGGGATCAAGGTAGAGACTATATCGCTAACACCATCCAACTTGCTGGAGCAGATACCCAATCTGCGGAGATGATGGGATACGCTTTGACGTATTGTACATATGCTCTCCAGAACTATGATATCCCAACAAACTATACTGCTAGAACTCAGGTCAAAGATCTGACAATTACTGCCGATCCAGCTGGATATGTCAGCGATCGTTCTGCTGATGCTATGAACCTTCTGAATTCTAATAAGAATCAGATTGCTGCTACAGCATACACCAGAATGGTCAATCAATATCCCTCACATACTTTTGCTCAGTCTCAGTCTAGTTACGAGTCTAAAGTTGTTGAGACTGTAGAAGATATTGCTGCCAACGTTTCTGGCGGTGGTAACGATGATACCTGGGATGGTGCTAACTTCTATGTAACTGGTAGTTACGCACAGGGAGAAGAAGGCGAGCTTGAATACATGTTCGAGCAAGCAAGAGACATCGCTATTCTGGTAATTCAGAACAAGGATGTTTCTGACATGGTTGGTCAGGTCAAAGATCTGACGATTACTGACGACACCGCACCTCCCGATCAACCAAACTATGTCAAGTGTGCTGATCAGGTAAATGCTATCACTACTTTGATGGCGATTGTTACTAACGCAATCACTGATCCTATCAATCATCAGAACGTATCAAGAACTGAAAAGACTGGTGGTTATATCTACTCCTGCCAGAACGTAGTTTCTTCTTTGACTACTCTGGTCAATATCATGACAACCGCAATCAACAGCGGAACACTTTCTGCGGTTACTAGAACTGAACCTGTCAACAACGTTTATCACGTTGGCGGTGAAGAAGCAGAGACCATCTATGCCATCCAGTATGCTAGAGATCTCGCTAAGCAAGCGATTGTCAACCAGCTTCCATTCACAGACATCACTATTACTGTAGATCTCGGTGGATGTGCTGATGTCAAGTCAACTATTGATACCCTTTCTCAGATTGTCTGGGGTGGTATCGATAATCCTTCTAGCATCCCTGAGCGTAACCCTGGTTATTATCCTGAGATTGCTGAGTCTACACCTATTGCTGGTCTGGACGCTGGAACTGATTACTACGTTATTCGCGTTAATGACAATCAGATCAAACTTGCTAGCACAAAAGCTAATGCTGTTGGTGGTACAGCAGTGCCACTTACTGGAGTGTCCACTGCTAGTGAGCACACTCTGAGAGTGAAGTTTGACGGCGAGACCACTGATTTCCAGATGAGATACAGAGGTGCTGCTGTCACACCTACTAATAAGAATCAGTTGATGGTTACCATCAATGGAATCGTCCAAAACCCTGTCTCCTACAGTGTTTCTGGAAGCACGATTACATTTACTGAGGCACCTCTAGAGAACTCTGTTGGTAACATTATCTTCTTCAAACGTTCCGATATCTCTAGTAACTTCCAGCTTGACATCTTCGGTGATGTTATCTCATCTCTGAATACCACAGACGGTATCTACCAGGGTAGTGGATATACAGCTGGAACCTACAATGGTGTCAATCTTGTCAATAAGCGTGGTAACACTGGTACAGGTGCTACTGCTGATATTGTTATTACAGATGTTCTTGACACCGCAAGTCATGTCAGCGCTGACCGCTTCGGTGACGCAAGAGTTCTGATCAACAACAACGCATCTATCATTGCTGATATTGCGGTTGGTCTGATGAACCGTTTTGGTACACCAGTAGCAAACAGATTTGCTGATGCTGCCACTTTGATAACTGGCAACACTAACTTGATTGCTAACGAGTCTGTTGAGCGCATGATGCTCGACATCCCATTTGAGGTTCAGAGCAGCAGACACTTTGATGCTTACAATACCCTCCAGGCAAATAGACAACTTCTGGCAAACGAAGCTGTCCATTTGATGACTACAGTTGACTATCCTAACTTCGGTGGTAACAATGCCGCTTATGTAAGTGATATGTTGGATTTGATCGACAAGATCTCGTTCAACATCCTTCATGGTGCTAATAATGAAGTATACGATATTACAGACACCTATTACGTAGGTACAACTCGTATCGACGGTGAAGAGCAAGAAACTCTTGCCACTATCGCCCAGATGGAATCTTTGATGACCCAGGCGATCAATAATCAGACAATCACGATTGGTGGTTCTCATGGATTCACGCAAACCATCGATAGTGGAATTACCACTGTCACTGGTGGATGTACGAATGTCATCTCTGCTATGACCACTCTGATTGATATCATTGAGACTGGTATCAATACTGATCTGATGAATCACGCAGTAAGAACTGAGCCTGCTGCGTTTACTGTACCTGGTGGCAATGTCAACTGTATTGATGATGTCAAAGACGTCATGACAGCTCTTGCTATCAATACTAAGTTTGGTAGTAACAGTGAGATCTATGATGCTGCTGCTTACTACGTCAATACTGTTCACTTGGATGGAGAAGAAATCCATGCCAAGTATGTTTACAGAGAAGCAACCAAGATTGCTAAGCAAGTAATCAATAACACCTCTGTAACTATCCGTGGTTCTCACGGTATTACACAAGTAACCGACTCTGGCATTACCAGTGTTGGTGGTGGTTGTACTAACGTAGAATCTGCCATCGATACCCTCATGAATATCATTGAGGTAGCAATCGATACTGATTCTCTTAGCACATTCACGAGAACTGCTCCTACTCCTTTCCTCTCACCTGGAATTGGTGATGATCAGTGTAAGTCTGATACTATCGATATTCTTAGAAGCGTTGGTGTCAACACCGCATTCGGTGGTAACCACATTCTGTGGGAAACCCTCGACATGTACTTCAATGGTGGACACGTACAGGGTGAAGAAGCTGAAACCCAGTATGTACTGGAAGAAGCAAGAGCAATGGTTCTCAAAGCAATCAATAACGAGACATTTGAGACATACCCAGACTATAACCTGACATCACGTAGTCAGTATAAGGATCCTTCTATCACCACTGTAAGTGGTGGATGTACCAACGTAGTTTCTGCTATCGACACACTGATGGATCTGGCATATGCCGTAATCGGTCAGGGTAACTTCAACTCGTATACAAGAACTGTTGGTCAATGTGGAGACGGTTATGAGAGTGCCCCGACTATCACCATTTCTGGTGGTTCCCCTACAACGGATGGCGACATCACTGCTGTACTTAGTAGAGAGGGTTTCATTAAATCTATCGGTATCACACAAGCTGGTGCTGGGTATACTAACCCGCCTACTGTTGTTATTAAGTCTAATAGCGGTTTCAATGCCACTGCTACCGCTGCTGTATCAGGGGGCGCAGTAACTGGCGTCACTGTAACTTACGGTGGTTTTGGTTATGAAGATGTAGTTGTTGAGATTATCGCTAACCCTGCTGATACCATCACTCAAACATGTACTGCTTCTGCCATCATCGGTAAGCATCTTGAGGCACTGGAGGTACAAAAGACTGGCGTAAACTACGGTTCTGTACCAACACTTGCTATCAGTGGTGGTAATCCATCTACTGCCGCAAGCGGCGCTATCGCCCGCCTCACAGGTGCTGTAACAAGCGTAACACTACAGAATGGTGGATCTGGTTACCTCAACACGGATATGCTTGGTGTTGACCCTTCTACTGTCGGTGGTACTGTCAAGAACTCCTTCCAAGTCGAAGTTGGAACTGTCACATTCGATGGTGTACAAACTCAGTTTGCTGCTAAAGTCGGCGGTTCTGGATACACCCTCCCTGCTAACGATAGATTCTTCCTGTTCTTGAACTCTACTATTCAGGAACTGGGTACATCTTATTCTTACACAGGATCTCCTAGTACGATTACCTTTACGGAAGCTCCTTTGGGTAATATGGACTTCTACTGCTTCTATGTCGGTCAGACACAGGGCATGGATACCCTCGAACCATTCTTTGACAATACTCGTAAATCTTTCGTACTTAAGAAGAACGAGCAACCGTTCTCGCTGGAATCTGACTCCACTGATGTCATTCCTGCCAACAACTTGATTATCTTCTTGAATGGTATCTACCAGGAACCTGAAGTTTCTTACATCCTGAATGGTTCTATCCTTGAGTTTGCTGAACCACCTCGCGCAGGTAGCACCTGTCAGATCTTCATCTACACAGGTTCTAACCTTGACATTGTTACAGAAGACACATATAACGCTCTGGATCCTGGCGATACGCTCAAGATCAAGTCAGAAGGTGACGAAAGAACTCTTGCTCAAATTGCTTCCTCCACTTCCTTGGATACATATGAGTATACAGGGTTGAGACCTAATGTAGCAGCATTTACTGCTGTCGTAGTCAACGGAAAAGTTATTGATGTCATTATCACTGACGCTGGTTCTAACTATGAAGTTCCTCCTGTGCTGCTGTTTAACGGCGGTGGCGGTTCGGGCGCTTTCGCTGAAACAGTAATTGAGGCTGGTAGCGGTAGAGTAATCGACGTTATCAATCTCCAGGGTGGTTCTAATTATGCTTCAGCACCTGCTGTACAACCTTTCCACCCAGTAAGTCTGGAAAGAACACAGAGAAACAGAGTTCTCTCAAACAGCAACTTCCTGTACACTACACAGCTGACAGCAAGCATCAACTCTACGGACACGTCCATTTCTGTAGAGAATGCTTATTTCAATAATGGTCAAGGATTCCCCAACCAAGGAGAACTTCTTATTCCATACTGGAACAGTTCTGCTTCTGTATGGTCTACAGAAAGAATCCTTTACAGCACTGTAGATTACAACAGTAATGTCTTTACCGTTACTACTAATGGTAGAGGTAACAAGCGCACAGGTCCTTCCCCAGGTGTTGGTCATGCTATCAGCATTGAGAATGGAACCTATGACGCTAATGGATTCGTCGTCAATGTTAATATGGGCGGCGCACACTATCTTGAAACAGGAATGGAGCGTTACTTCCGTTTCACTTCCTTTGGTAATGCCCAGTTTGCTAGTGAAGCACTAGATGGCACTTACAGGGTTACTAAGACTGGATCTAACACACTTCAGTTCACTTCCCCTGTAGCCCTTAATGAGACTGGACAATCTATTCAGATTCTTCCTACTATAAGAGTCTATAGCTTGTCTCTCTGAACCGCTACACTGTTAGTCTACTGGACTAACCTCCTTTTGTCAAGTATAAATACACTTAAAAGCTTTGTCTGATGGCACTCGTAACCGACAAATTTAGGATCTATGCTGCCGAGGCGTTCCGAAACACCCTCGCTAGCGTAGGTTCTGATGCGAACAAGGTATATTTGTTTGTAGGTAGACCTAAGTCATGGGGTACTTCTGATACTCCGCCTACCAATGAACCTATTGATTCGTTCTCTTATGCTAGAACGACCTATAGTGATGCGGTTTCGTTTAAGCGTGTTGACATCAGCGACACTGCTTTGGTGATTCCTAGAGTCGATTGGATCGACCCTACTGAAACTACAGGTGGTACAGGTCGTACATACTCCATGTACAAACCTGATTACTCTTCCTCGAAGACTACAGCAAATGGGGCGACCCGCCTGTATGACTCGAACTTCTACGTCATGAACTCTGACTTCAACGTATACAAGTGCTTGTATAATGGTCAGAGTCCTGAGTTCCCTAGAGGTCGTCCTTCCCTGGTCGAACCGACTGGTACCTCTACTACTGTTATTGAGACTAATGATTCTTCCGACTATAAGTATCGTTGGAAGTACATGTACACTATTGACGCTGATAACATTCTGAAGTTCGTTACCTCAGAGTTCATCCCCGTCCTTGACAATGCTCTGGTGACCGCTGCTGCTGGAACTGGTTCTATCGATACCATTGTTATCGAGAATGCTGGTGCTGGTTATAACAACGGTACATTCACCAACGTACCTATTCGTGGAGATTGGGAGATCAATGGAGGAACCCAAGCTTACTGCTCCGTCACTGTTGTGTCTGGTTCTGTTAGTAATGTTACTGTTACTCAGTCTGGATCCAATTACAGCTTTGCTAGTATTGATGTGGGTCTGATCCCTAACATCGGTACTGGTGCTAATGCTTCTCTTGACGTTATCGTACCTCCTAATGGTGGTCACGGTAAAGATTCGATCAGAGAACTTGGCGCATATCGTTTGATGTTCGCTTCTAAACTTGAAACTTCTACAGCGTTCATCGACTTCCCGACTGACCTGACTTTCCGTAGAGTGGGTCTGGTGCTGAATCCTTTCGATTTCAACACCACATCAGTATCTGACCAGAATACAAGATCTGGTGTTAAGGCGCTGATCTTCCCTCAGTCTGGAACTGGTACCCCTAGTGGTACATTCAACCCTGGGACTACAATCACCCAGGCAACTACAAACGCGAAAGGGTTTGTGGTATCCTATGACAGCACTACTAAGGTGCTCAAGTATTATCAAGATTCTGTTGATGGCGTTACCTCTGGTAACATCATCGCATTCAGTGGGAACAACCAGATCACTTCTTCTGATCTAGTTACTGCCACCCCTGACTCCACATTCGGTACGGCATCTGTGCCTGTGAGCCAAATCACTATTGGCGTTTCGGTATACGAATTGGGTCTGTCTTTCATCGCAGGATATGCTAACGGAGAAGTTCAAATCAACTCTGGAGAAATCCTCTACATAGACAATAGGAACCCGATCACTAGATCGGCAGATCAGAACGAAGAGCTAAAAGTAGTAATTGAATTCTAATGGCACAGAATACCAACCTTAATATTTCCCCATACTTCGACGATTTCGACGAAGATAAGGGTTTTCTAAAGGTTCTGTTCAAACCTGGCTATCCTGTACAAGCCAGAGAACTTACGACGCTTCAGTCCCTCCTACAAAACCAGATCGACTCATTCGGTCAAGGGGTTTACAAGGAAGGCAGTATGGTGGTGCCTGGTGGTATCACGCTGAATGCTAATTATCCAGTTGTACTCGTACAGAATAACTATCTTAACCTGCCTGTTGAACTGTACAGAAATGCTCTGAACGGTTTAGTTGTGAAGGGTGCCACTTCCAACATCCGTGCTAGAGTTAACTTCTCTATCAGCTCTACTGAATCTACTCGTGGATACGTTTCGTTCTACGTTACTTACCTGAACAAAGCGTCTGACAATACCACTAGCGTATTCAATGCTGGTGAGGTTCTGACTTGTGAAAGCGATATTACCTATGGTTCCACAACTATTGTTGCTGGTACCCCTCTTGCTCAGCTGCTGAACAGCAACTCTACTGCTATTGGTTCTACTGCCAACATCGGTAAAGGTGTCTATTTTGTACGTGGTTACTTTGTACCTGTAGCAGAGCAGACGATTGTTCTCGATCAATATACTAACAATCCGACATATAAGGTCGGTCTCAAGGTAGAAGAGCGTATCATCACTGCTGATGAGGATGCCACTCTCTACGATAATGCTATTGGTAGCACCAACTTCTCCGCTCCTGGTGCTGACAGATTCAAGATCAACCTGACTCTTGTTAAGAAGGACATCGCAGATCCTAACTCTGCTGACTTCATCGAACTTCTTCGTACCAATGTTGGTAAACTTGAGAAGAAAGTCGAGCGTAGTGATCTCGGATTCATCAATGACATTCTGGCAAACAGAACTAAAGAAGAATCTGGTGACTACTATGTCAAGAGATTCTCTATTGATGTTAGAGAAAACCTCAACGATTCTTTCAACAACGGCGTATTTGAAGAAGGACAGAAGACACAAGATGGTGCCGATCCTTCTGAAAGTAAGTTGGCAGTTCAGGTTTCTCCTGGTACTGCATATGTTTCTGGTTACAGAACTGAGAAACTAGGTAATACCTTTAAGGATATCCTCAAGCCTAGAACATTTACTGCTGCTGACAGTCAGTCATTTACTTCTGACTTTGGTAACTATGTTCTGATTGACAATCTCTGGGGTGGTCCCGAACTCTATGAAACAGTTGAACTGAGAGATAGAGTTGTTGCTACTAATGGCACCTCTCCTGGTTCTGTTATTGGTAGAGCAAGAGTATTTGGATTCTCTTACGATTCTGGTACTAGAGACTCCGCTACCGCACGTTACAGAGTCGCTGTAGCAGACTTGAACATGTATGTCAATCTGGGTGTTGGCAGTTCTGTTAGTTGGACTGCTGGTACTAAGATTTTTGGTCAAACTTCTGGTGCTGCTGGTTTTGTTCGCACCAGTGGATCTAGTTCTACTGTAACTCTGGAGCAGGTAACTGGTACTTTCGTTTCTGGTGAAGCACTTCGCTACGAGAACGGAACTTCTAACATTCAAACTGTTAGTAGTGTTACTGCTTATCAATTTACTGATGCTAAGTCATTTGCCATCTCTGGTCAGATGACTGCTAACATCGTTCTTGATGTTCAAGCTGGCATCTCTGCTAACGCTCCTGTTCTCAGTGGTGTATCTGGTTCTGCTACTGGTACAGTTACTGCTACTCTGTCTAACTTCACTGCTCAGTTGAGAGTTGGTGATGTTGTAGCATTCTCCAACAATGGTGCTTCTCATAGAGTTCGTGTTACTGCTGTAACTAGCAATACTGTATTCACTGTTGCTAGAATCACCAGCAATAACCTTACCAATGGATCTATTGACGGTGCGATGACGCTAATCCGTCCAGAGATCAAGTTTGCTCAGAAGAGATCTCTGCTTACACCTATTGCTAAGGCAGCTGTTAAGTCTACCTCTACTAACAGTCAGGGTTCTTCGGTCATTCCTCTGGGTTATTTCCGTAAGTCTTATGTAATTCCTTCGTCTGAGATTAGCAGTGGTGCTTTCTCACTGTCTGCTGGGTCTAACCTGGTATTCAGATCTCCTCAAGATGCTGATGATTTCCAAATCGTTGTAACTAGCGTATCTTCTGGATCTGGCGTATTGGGTAATACCTATACCCACCCCAACTTCACTACTTCTTCTGGCGCTAACTCCGCTTCCGTATCTGTATCTGGTCTTCCTTCTACAGTCAACGGTTGTATTGTTATTGCTACTGTATACTCCAGCAACCGTGCTGCTAAGGCAAAGACCACTGAGCGCATGAAGGTGCTCAAGATTGATGACTCTGCTCTTGGCACTGCTAATGGTCTGACTCAAGTCACTGGAGGTTATGGAACCAGAATCGAAGATAGTATTATCTCTTTAGGTTGTCCAGATGTCTTCGACATCAAAGCTATATACGAATCAAAGGATGGTAACGATCCTGTCGTTCCTAACTTCCAGTATACTAACCTGATTGGTTCTTTTGCCAACAATCAGATCCTTACTGGTACGGAATCTGGTGCTAAAGCACAGATCGTCTCCTTTGACAGTCAGAGAGTATACTACGTATACCTCAATGAAAATGTCTTTGCTGGTACCGAAAAGGTAACAACGGAGACAGCAGATTGTCGCATTGTGATCCAGACTATTATTTCTGGTAGCACCAACATTACAACCTCATACGATCTTGACAATGGACAAAGAGAGCAGTATTACGACTACTCACGCCTTGTACGGAAGTCTGGCTACAGTGCTCCTACACATAAACTGCTCGTTATTTTTGATAGGTTCGTCACGACAGGTGGTGACGGTTTCTATACCGTCGATTCTTACGACTCAGATGATTACAAAGAGATTCCTGAGTTCGGAGAAGTCAGTCTGCGTAATGCCCTCGACTTCAGACCGATGGTCCCTGCGGCGCTCAATAACACGGGCACTAGGACGTCTCCGTTCACTCATTCATCGACAGGCAAGCTAGACTTTGATAACAGAGTCTTTACTGGTAACCTGGTAGGTATTCCTGGTCAGGCAGACACTACTATTCTTTCTTACGAGTATTACCTCGGCAGAATTGACAAAGTATTCATTAATAAGGACAATAAGATTCAAGTTGTTAAGGGTGAACCTTCTGAGAACCCTGTACAACCTACGGACATTGAAGACGCGATGCTTCTGTCCACTATCTTCATCGAACCCTACGTATTCGATGTAGAACAAGATGTAACCATCACTCAGACAAACTACAAGCGTTACACCTTCAGAGACATCCAAGTCCTTGAGGATCGTATCAAGACTCTTGAGTATTACACTCAACTGTCCTTGCTTGAAGCTGAGACCGCTACATTCTCTGTACGTGACTCTAATGGTCTGGACAGATTTAAGAATGGTTTCATTGTTGACAACTTTGCTACTCTGGGCACTAGCGATACATTCCACCCAGACTATCGTTGTTCTCTCGACTTTGAAGAAGGACATCTGCGTCCCTCTCACTACACCACTAACCTTCCTCTGACAGTTAGTGCTAACTCACAAAACATCCAGCAGACTGGTGATCTGATCACCCTGCCATACACTGACGTAGTTCTGGTTGACCAACCTTATGCTTCGGCACTGGAGAATGTCAACCCATTCAACGTGTTTACCTTTATTGGTGACATCAAACTTGTTCCTGAGTCGGATGACTGGGTAGACACCAAGTCTCTTTCCGCACTTCAAGGTCCTACTGTTGAGGGTAACTTTGTTTCCACCAGCAGAAGACTGAATGCCAACAACAACGGTATTACACCTATTCAATGGGGTTCCTGGCAGACCACATGGTCTGGTCGTATTGGATTCTCCCGTCAGGTAACGACTGGTAAGGGCAAGCGTCGTAGAACTCGTACTCAGAACTTCACTAGAGTTAGAACTGATCAGACAAGAACTGGTATCCGTTATAAGATCACTCCTGTCATCGAACAGCAGTCTCTGGGTAGCAGAGTTGTATCTGTTGAGCACATTCAGAACATGCGTTCTAGAAACGTTGAGTTCGCTGCTCAGAAGATGAAGCCTAAGACTCGTTTCTATGCCTTCTTTGATGGCGTAAACGTTGCCAAGTATATTACACCTAAACTTCTTGAGGTTACTAAAAACCCTAACGATGACAGTGATACAAACAGCACACCTTTCCAGGTGGGTGAAACTGTCAAGGGTCTGACCTCTGGATGTAAGCTTCGTATCTTGGAACCCAACGATCAACATAAGAACAACCCTTATACTGACGCTGATATTTCCTCTGTCACCGACTACACCGCTAACCTTGGTTGGATCAACCTTGATACTGGTGCCCTTGCTGCTCAAGCATTGGGTGCTTACTCTGGTAACCCGATTCCTGGTGAGGTTCTGGTTGGTGAGTCCTCTGGTGCTAAAGCAAAAGTCAAGGAAAGAAGACTCATCACCGATGCTTCTGGTTTCGTGAAGGGTAGCTTCTTTATTCCTGATCCTAGCGTCAAGACTAATCCTAAATTTAAGACTGGTACACGTCTGTTCCGTCTGTCTGATACTTCTAACGACTCTACTGTACAAGGTGAGTCTGAGTCCAGCGCACAGACAGAATACGCTGCTACTGGTATTCTCCAGACTACTCAAGAGACAATCATCTCTGTACGTAATGCTAAGGTTGAAGAGCAAAGATTTACCCAGAACAGAACTCTGTGGTCTGACCCTCTTGCCCAAACCTTCCTGATTCAGGATGAAGATCTTGAGGGTGGTGTCTACCTGACTAAGGTTGACCTGTTCTTCCAGCAGAAGGACGCTGAGATTCCTGTTGCTATCGATATTAGAACTGTTGAGAATGGTACTCCTACTCAGGTTATTGTTCCTTTCTCTAAGGTTATCAAGCAAGCAGAAGATGTTGTAACTTCTACTGATGCTTCTGTACCAACTACATTCGTATTTGACTCTCCTGTTTATATCGGTCATCAGCAAGAACATGCTATCGTCGTAACCTCTGACTCTAACCAGTACAAGGTATTCATCTCCCTGTTGGGTGAGGATGCTATCGATGCTGCTCACGCTGGTGAGAAAATCTCTGAGCAACCCTATATTGGTGTATTGTTCAAGTCACAGAACGCTTCTACTTGGACACCTTCTCAGTTTGAGGACTTGATGTTCAAGATCTACAGAGCTGACTTCACCATCCCCACAACCCTTGCTCCGTCGCAACTGATACTGAATAACGCCACTCTCGAAGAGAATAATGGTGGTTTCCTCAATCTTCTGCCTAATGCTATGGCATTAACAGACGATCAGGCTTATATTGACGTCTTCCACAACAACCACGGGATGCAGTCTTCTGCTAACTACGTGATTGTAGATGGAGTTGTCTCCGAAATTGGCGACACCCAGATTAAGGCGGCAAACGCTCTGACTGCTACTGCTTCTCAGATCGTTGTCGATGACGCATCGTTGTTCCATCGTTGTATCGGTGGTAACTCCACACAGGCAGCATCTCTAACTTCCAGCAACACTGGACCTGGTAATGCCGCTCCCGCAGTCTCCGATACTAATCCTGGCTTCGTGAAGATCGGTGATGAAATCATCGCCTACGAATACATCAACAATGGATCTCCTAATTGGGTTATTAACATTCTGGGTCATAACGCTGGTACTGTCAGCGGGAGAGCCTGGGATCCCGTTACCAACTCGGGTGGCGCTACTGGGACTGCCCACGCTGCTGGTACTCCTGTATCGTGCTACAACCTTGGCGGTATCCCTCTCACAAGAGTCAATGGAACACACCATACTTCTACCTTTGGCGGTCTTACCACTCTGAACAGTCCCCACAAGTACAGACTCCTCATCAACAACTTCAAGTCTCATAAGACTATTAGTGGTGGTGGTGAAAATGTTACTGTATCCCAGAACATTCCTTGGGACGTTCTGACACCTGCTGTTCAGACTCAGACTCAACCTGGTACATCTATTGCTGCTAGAGCAAAAGCTACCTCTGGCACATCATGTGGTCCTTTCCCGAGCGGAACCTCTCCTGAGACTTCGTTCCAGAAGGATAGCATTTGGAGAGAAGTTACTCTCAACGATATCAACTACTTCCTGTCTACCAAGGTGATCGCTTCTAAGCAGAATGAGATCAGCAACATGTCTGGTGGGAAGTCACTTGAGATGGAACTGAACTTCTTCAGTGACGTATCTCACCTGTCCCCAGTTGTTGATACTCAAAGAATGAGTGTCACCACTACAGCAAACCTTATCAACAATGCCACACCCACGCAGGGCATCGGTGATGAGAATGCCGCTATATACATTACTCGACTCGCTCGACTGGACAATTCTGCTACAGGTGTCAAAGTTGCTTTGTCCGCAAACAACTTCGACTTCTCTAACCTTGTCCTGATGTATAAGTTGGTACCTGCTGGTTACACTGGCGATACTGATGATCTGAACTTTGAGTATTTCAATACCGATGGTCGCCCTGACAGTGGTGCCATGGTTCCACAGAATGATCCCTTTGTATTCAGTGATTACGAGTTCACCGTCAATGATGCTCCCGCATACGACGGATTCCAGCTCAAGATCGTCCTCAGAAACCACAATCAACCTTATATCCCCAGAGTCAAGGATCTTAGAATCATCGCCCTGGCATAATGGAAGATTTTGAAAAAATTGCTTTAGAGCGAGAAAGAGAAATTCTCGCTCGACGTGACAAAGGAGAAGACGATCCTAGAGACTCGAAGGGATTAATTAAAGTAGAAGATCATCCCAACCTCGGGAGAGACCCTAATAGTAATGCCATCATAAACACCGACAAGGCTGCTTATGAGGCATATATTAAGGCGCGTGAACAAGCTCGTCTCAGCAGAGTTGAAAACCAAGATCTCAAATCAGAGATCAGTGAACTAAAAGAACTTGTAAAGCTTCTAGTTGAGAAGAACGATAAATAATGGTGACATAAATACTAAAGAGAAATCCTTAGAGCATGGCATCTGCTGTATCCAATCTATTGATCTATCAAGGTGCCGATTTCGTCATCGACTTTTCTGTTGAGAACGACAATGGCACGGAGTTCAACCTGACTGGTTACTCTGCGGCATGTAAGATCAAAAAGCACTACACAAGTAGCAGTTCTGTTACCTGTACTACTGCTATTTTGACTCCCGCTACGGCTGGAAGGATTCAACTTTCGTTATCTGCTGCTCAGACTACAGCAATGAAGTCTGGTCGGTACGTATATGATGTAGTTATTACCGCATCTTCTGGTCTTAAGACTAGAGTGCTTGAAGGTACTGTAAGTGTTCTGGAGGGCGTAACACTCTAATGGCAAGACTAAGATTTGGAGATCAATCAGTTCCCAGAGTCACCCGTGTCGCAACTGGTGGCGGTGGCGGAACCATTGGTTCTCTCGCTGACGTCGATTTGACTGATACTTCCTCAGGTGGTCTTCAGGAAGGTGGACTCTTGGTATATGACGCAACGAACGCAAGGTTTATTCCAACCACAATTCTCAATAACATCACTATCAACGGGGGTAGCTTCTAATGGCATCGGAAATCCTAATTAAAAGAAGTACGGGTACAGCGGCACCTGGTACTATTAATTACGGTGAACTGGCAATTACTGTTGGCACTGGTTCCCAGGCTAACCTCGGTGATCGTCTGTTCGTCGGTGATAACAATGCTGCTGCCCAAGTCATCGGTGGTAAGTATTTCACCGATATGCTGGATCAAGTCCACGGTGTACTGACCGCTGACAGTGCCCTGGTCGTTGACAGCAACTCAAAGCTTGATAACTTTTTCGTTGACGACGTACAGATCAACGCAAATGAAATCACAACTTCGACCACTGACGTTGACCTCGTAGTATCCGCTAACGGTGCTGGCAAGGTTGTATTCCAGGATGGTCAAGAAGTTGAGTTCGGCACCACTGGTGACCTCGAACTTGTATGGGACGATTCTGCTGCTGATCTTCAGATTCGTCGTCCTGCTGGTGGCAATGCTGCCGCTGCCCTGCTGATTCAGGATGACATCCCCCTGAAATTTGGTACAGGCAACGATGCTCGCGTCTATTATGACGAGACAACCCTAGACAAACTTCGTTGGGCTGGTGCTGACCAGCAATATGATGATGGCGTCCAAGTTAAATTCGCTGATACTACTGCTTCCACCAACTCGACCACAGGTGCTGTCACCGTGGTTGGAGGTATCGGTGTTGGAGGCAAAGCTTCCCTTGGCGAACTCCTCGTCGAAGGTGATGCTACCATTGGTGATGCGGCTGCGGATACTCTGACGGTTAACTCCACTACTACGTTTGAAAACGGAGTAACTTTTAATGGTACAACCACTATCAGTGGTACCACATCTCAAACTGGTGAATTTAGTATTGACCAGTTGAAGTTGGATGGCAATGTAATCTCTACTACCTCTGGTACTGAGATGATCATTGACCCCTTCCCTGCTGGTGGTGATGCTGAAGGTTTGGTTGTTATCAAAGGTGATCTCCAGATTGACGGTACAACAACAACCGTTAACTCTGCTTCAATGTCGGTCAACGATCCGACGATTGAACTGGGTGACCCCACTACCGTTCTCAACGTAGAATCCGCTGCTGCCTCTGGTCAGGCAGACGTCGTAGTTGACAAACTCGATGGTCTTGCTTCTGGTGATGTAGTTGCTGAAGTCAGTGGTATCGTCGCTGCTGGTACAACTATCAGTAGTATTAATACTGGCACTAAGACTCTTACACTGAGTGCTAACCTCACAGGAGCTGGTCTTGCTGAGGGTGCTACACTCTCGGTCACACGAGGTGCTAATGACGCACTTGATCGTGGTGTTAAGGTTCACTACCATACTGGTAGTGCTGCCAAATTTGGTTTCTTTGGTTTCGACCGCTCAGGCGGTGCTGACGGACTTGGTGCTTGGACATTCATTGAGGATGCTACCGACACTAACACTGTCTTTGGTGTAAACGGAAACCGTGGTACTGTTGTTCTGGGTGATCTGGAACTCGATACCGACCTTGAAGTTCAGTACGGTGGTACTGGTGCTTCTACCTTTACTCAGTACGGTATCATTTATGGTAACGCTGCTGGTGCCCTTCAGGTAACTGACGCTGCTAACATGGCAACACCTGGAACTGGTACTGATGCTACAACTTCATTCCAGATCCTTACTGTTACCGCCGCTGGCGTTCCTGTCTGGTCTAACGTCCTCGATGGCGGAACTTTTTAGTGAATAAATTATGGATGTAAACGTCATTATTTCTACATTACAACGTAAAGTTTCTGAGTTGACTCTTGCTAATGTAATGCTTGAAGCGAGATTACTGGATCTCACGAACCAGTTAAATAGTATCAACCAAGAAAAATCATCAGAGAATGCTATAAATGGCAACGAGGATCAAGCTCAAAAGCTCAGCGACGCCGAACGCAACTCCGACAACTTCTAATTTAGAAGATCGCGAAGTTGCGCTAAACATAGCTGACAAAAAACTATACGTTAATAACGGTGGTTCTATCGTTGAGGTGGCGAATGCCAACCCCAATCCTGCCAGCGTTACTACGTCCATGCTTGCTACGGACATTACCAATGGTCCTGGCAACACGTTTTTTGTCGCCTCTACAGGTTCGGACTCAACCACACTAACTGGTGGTGGAGACAATGGTAAGCACCCTGATACACCGTTCCTCTCGCTTACAAAAGCGCTGAGTGTAGCGACACCTGGTGACCTTATCTTGATGGCTGCTGGTCAATACCAGGAAGCCTTCCCAATGACGATCCCTGATGGGGTCCACGTAAGAGGTTCTGATCTTAGAACTACTGTTATCATCCCTACGGGTGGTACAAACAGTAACGACTGTTTTATTCTTAACGGTGATGTTACTGTTTCTGACCTCACTATCAAAGACATGTTCTATGATAGTGTCAACGATACGGGTTATGCCTTCTCATGCGCCAACAACTGGAGTTCTGAGCGCTCAGCATACCTCGAAAGAATTACTGTATTAAACAAGGGTAGCACTACAAGTGCTAGTGACCCTTATGGTTTCGATGCTGGAGACGCTGGACGCGGTGCTAAGCTGGATGGTTCGCTTGCCGCAAGCAGCAGTATCGAAGCTGCTATTCTCTTTAATGAGTGTACATTCATTGTACCTAACTCCGTTGGTCTGTATCTGACTAACGGTATTCGTGTTGAATGGTTGAACTCCTTTGTATACTTCGCTAACGAAGGTATCAAGGGTGTACAGGGTGCTACTGGTGCCTTTGGTACAGGTAGATCCAGACTGAAACTGTCTGGCGTATCTGGTACCTTTGCTGCTGGAGAAGAGATCTACCAGCTTGAAGACCAGTTTAGATCTGGTACCTATGCTAGATCTGGTTCTACTGTCACTGTAACCAACAACAATCACGGTCTCGCACAGAACGACCGTGTATACGCAGACTTTATCTCTGGTTCTGCTACTGACGGATTCTTCCAAGTCACAGCAGTAACTACAAATACATTTACATTCACCCATGGTTCCTCTGGTACTACCAGTGGTAACATCACCTATAAAAAGGCAGATGGTTATGGTTCCATCACATCGAATGATGGCACCTATATCTACCTTCAAGGTAAGGGTGAAGGTCAGTTTACTCAAACTGTTGAGGGCGGCAAGACTGCTGTTCCTTCTTTCGACGTACAAGTTGACAACAGCGTCAAGAAGTTTGGCACAGGTTCTCTGTTGCTGGACGGTACTGGTGACCGTGTAAACTACGCTACCGAGTCCGACTTCGGTTTCGGTACTGCTAACTTCTGTGTTGAGTGGTGGTGCTACCCCACTTCTGTCACAGGAACTCAAGTTCTGATGGACTTCAGAACGGGGGCAAGTGATACTGCTCCTACAATCTATGCTTCTGGAACTGAACTCAGATTTGCTGAGGGCGGTACAGATCGTATCACTGGTGGGTCGCTCGCTCTGAACACCTGGCAGCATGTTGCGGTTGCTCGTAACGCTGGAACTACCAGACTGTTCTTGGATGGTGCTGTTGTTGGCACCTACACTGATAGCAATGACTACGGTTCTACTAAGCCTGTTGTCATTGGTGCTGATTACAACAGCGCTAACAACTATGCTGGTCACTTTGATGAGATCAGAGTAAGTAAGGGTACTGCTCGTTTTACTGGTGCCTTTAACGCTTCTCTGCTCAATGAGTATGGAACTGACATCTTTACAGTTCTGTTGCTCCACTTCAATGCCAATGATGGTGCCACAATCTTCATCGATTCTGGATCTGCTATCAAGGACATCCGTTCTAATGGTGGTGACTCTGCTACAGGTATTGCTCTGGTTGACTACAACCAGTTTGGTGCTGAACTGAGATCTATTGGTTCTGCTAACATCTATGGTAACAAGGGTGTTGTTGCTGATGGCAACGGCGTAAGACTCCTTCTTACTGCTCACAACTTCGCCTATATTGGCGCTGGTAAGGACTTTACTAACGACGCATCTCTTGCTGTACAGTCTAATGAGACTGTAGAATCCAACGGTGGTCGCGTATTCTTCTCCTCTACTGACCAGAAGGGTGACTTCAGAGTTGGTGGTGTGTTCGTTGTTGACCAGGAAACTGGCAACGTTAACTTCAGTTCTACCTCCACATCCCAGGAAGCTGCCAGCTTAACGCTGTCTGATGCTACTGGTACTACTAATATTTTCCCTGCCTACATCGAGACAGGCAACCTTCGTCTCTCAGGCAACACTATCTCCACCACAAGTGGTGATATTATCTTTGACCCTGCTGGTAACCAGGACTCCGTATTCAACGGTGAGGTAGTATTCGACGAGAATATCTACTTCGACACTGCCAAGACAGGTAACTTCCAGTCTACGATCCCTGGATCTATCGATGTAAAGATCGGTCCTGATCAACGTAGAGGTGGTTTCAACGCTTATGGTATCCAGTCTGATACCAACATCCTCGTTTCTACTGACGAGCTTGCTACTGCTAGCATCTTTGCTGAGGGTAGTGGGTACACTGGTGGTACCGCAACTGTCAATGTTGATACCAATCCTGCTGTAGTAGCAACTGCCACTACAACTCTTGACACTGCTAACGGTGGTCTTAAGACTGTTACTGTCAGCAACCCTGGTCAGAACTACGAAACTGCTCCGACCCTTGCCTTCTCTGCTCCGCAAAACTCTGGTACTAGCGCAGACGCTACTGCCAACCTGGAGTCGCATGGTCCTATTGTCAGAATCGCTGTAGACGATGGTGGTGCTGATTATGGTTCAGCTCCTACTCTGACCATTGATGCTCCCCCTGACTTTACTTTCAACACTGAGACTGATGTAGCTGGCGCTACCATCACTCTTGCGAACCATCCGTTCCGCAATGATACTCAGGTTGTTTACAATATTCCTTCGGGTTCTACCTATACAGGTCTTGGTCTTACTGACCTTCAGTCCTACTGGGTAATTAACGTCGTTAGAGATGATACAAATTCTGGTGTATCTTTCCAGCTTGCTTCTTCTCAAGGCGGTTCCCCGATTTCTCTGACAGCATCCGCTTCAGGATCTGGCGAATCTCATTACATCCGTGGTCTGACAGCAACTGCTACCGCAACTGTTTCTGCTGGTGCTATCACCGCAGTTAGTGTAAGTGGTGGTTCATACTATGACGCTGCTGCGTCACCCACGATCAACCAGTCTGATACTGGTCAAACAACTGACGCTACTCTGACTCCCTACTTCGGTAGACCAATCCTCAGTGTAAGCATCAACTCTAGAGGTAGTGGTTACACATCTGCTCCTAGTGTCACTGTTACTAACGCACAGACTGACACCAGTGGTTCAGGTGGTGCTATTACTTCCACAATCGGTTACCCGATTGGAACTGCTACAGTTACTAATGAGGGTGCTGGTTATAACTTTGTACCTACTGTTAAGTTGCTGGGTGGTACACCCGTAACTGAAGGACAGCTTGAGGCAGTCCTTAATAAGAAAACTGGTAGTATTTCTTCCATCACCGTAGTTGGTGCTGGTGAGGCATACTCTACTGCTCCTACTCTGACACTTACAGGTGGTGCTGGTGGAGACGCTAGACTGTCTGTTGATGTTCAGTCTCTCGCTGGTTCAATCACCAACGCTGGTTCTGGATATACTCCTGGTACATATCAGGGTGTAGACTTTACTTTTGTATCTGGTGGCACTGCTCCTTCTAGTGTTGCTAACGCTACCTTTACAGTTCCTGGTTGGGTTGGTACTATCACCAACGGTGGTTCTGGATATCAGGATGGTCAATACGATGGCATTGCCGCGTATAACGTTCCTGCTGCTACTTACACAGTAGCAGTTATCAGCAACCCTGGTACACCTCCTCCTGACAATGTGTATACCATCAATGGTAATACACAGCAAGCTCTTACTCTTACTGAGGGTAACACCTATCGCTTCGATCAATCTGATTCTTCCAACAGCGGTCACCCACTGACAGTTGGTAGAGAAGATGGTGGTACTCTTTCTACAGACATCGTTGCTATTCAGGTTGGAACGCCTGGTAACGCTGGTGCCTTTACTGATATTATTGTTCGCCCTGGTACTGCTGGTGAGACCGCAGATTACATCTGTACTCAGCACGCCAACATGGGTGCTTCTTTAACCATTGTATCTGGTTCTGCTGGTAACTATGGTGACGGTCTGAGTCTTAACGTCACCGTTTCTGGTGGTGTTGCTACAGCTGTTCTGTCTAATGCTCAAGGTCAAAACTACTTCGCTGGTGATACTGTCAGCGCTCTTGCTTCTGATCTGGGTAACACTGGTAGTGGACTTGTCTTCACTCTGAGTGCTCAAGACAATACACTATCTTCTGTAACTGACATCTCTCTTACTGGTGGTCCTTACACCGTAGGTGACGTCCTTAGTGTTGATGTACAGAACGTTGGTGGTTCTGGTTCTGGATTCCAGTTCACTGTTAACAAGGTTGGTTTTGTTACCGCTACATCTCTCGTATCTGGATTTGGTGGTTTTGGTTATACTGTAGGACAAAGACTGGTTCCTGAGGTAGATCCCGACACTACAGGTGATAAGTTCCTCCTGGACGTTGCTACGATCAACTCTAGAGACGTTTATGAGATCTCTCATGATGGATCAATCATCAGTGAGAACTTTAACGTTGCTGGTTCCAAGACACCTAACCTAGAGCCTGGTTCAGTTACCATTGGTGACGGTACTCCAGTAATCACTCTCGACGCTGAATATGGTGACGCAACCTTTGGTCGCGACCTGACAGTTGAGCGTAACGCTACTATTAAAGGTAACATCAGTCTTGGTGACGATGCTACCGCAGACACTATTACTATCGCTGCTGCTGAGACAGTAACTGGCGATAGACAGCAGACTGGTAACTTCACCATTGAAGGTGACATTACTCAGACTGTTGGTGATGTTGCGATGACTAACGCAACTATCGGTCTTGCCGATGGTGCTGTCGCAACTCCTTCTCTCCATTTTGCTAACGCATCTGGAACTGGATTCTTCGCTCCTGCTAATGATGAAATTAGCCTGAGTGTCAATACATCTGAGAAGCTTGCTATTACTAGCACCCTTACTAAGTTTGGTGGTGACTTCCAAGTTCTTCCTTCTGTAGGATCTACTGCTCCTACACTGGCAGTTGATACTGCTGCTGGAACACTCCAAGTTTCTACCGCCGCTTCTGGTCTTCAGATCAGCACTGCTGGTGTTATCTCTGGTGTTGGTACTGACGCTGACGTCAACATCCAACTCACTCCTAAGGGACAGGGTGATGTAATTGTCAACGGTGCTCAGAATAGAAAATTCAGAATCAATGATGGTGTTGATGTATTCAGCATCGACATGGATCTGGGTGAAGTTGATCTTATCGGTCATCTTGACACCAACAACCGTCTGAGAATCAAGGACTCGGAGATCTTAAACATCTCTGGTGCTACCCTCAGTTTCGGTCAAATTGTAACAGTTGATACCTCTGGTACCGCTACTTCGTTCACTGATGGTTCCTACACTGCTGTTGCTGTAGAAACTACATCTGGTGTTGGTACTGGTGCTACTTTCGATGTTACCGTTGCTAGCGGTACCATCACTGCTATTACAGTCACTGCCTCATCTGCTGGTAGAGACTACAAAATTGGTGATACCATCGTTCTTTCTACAGCAACGATTGGTACAGATGCTGCTCAGACAATCACGATCACTGATGTACGTGGTACTGGTATTGATCTGACACCTCAGCCTAGAAGAAACGTTCGTATCAGTGGTACAGGTTCCTTCATTGTTCCTGTCGGTACAACTAACGAGAGACCTTTCACTGAAGATCTCTATGTTGGTGGTATCAGATACAACACAACTACCTCTCAGTTTGAAGGTTACAATGGCATTGACTTTGTATCCCTGGGTGGTGTTCGTGACGTTGACCAAGATACCTACATCCTTACTGAGGTAACTCCTGGATCTGACGAAGATACCTTCGAGTTCTACAACTCTGGTATCAACAGCCTCAGCATTGATAAGGACAGATTTACTCTCAAGTCCACTAAGATTATGGACGTTGAGGGAACTCTTCTCCTCAATGGTACATTTGGTCAGGACACCTTAGACGTTCAGCGTAAGGGCGTATCCTTGCTGAAGGTTAGAGCGACCAAAGACGTAGAAGTCACTGGTGGTCTGTTCCTCAAGAATCAGTTGATTGCTGGTGAAGTTGCCACATTCGACGATGGAACACTTGGTGCTTCTGCTGGAAGCTTCCTTGCTACTGCTGCTGCTTACAATCCAAGTCAAACCTTTACTGCTACATCAACTGTTTCTGAGTTTGCTGGTAGCGGACTTACTGTTGATATCACTACTGACGCAAGTGGTAACATTAGTTCCATCGCAATCAATGCTGCTGGTACAGTATATGAGATCGATGAAAAGATTACTGTTCCTGGTTCCCTTCTGGGTGGTGGGGCAAACACTGATGTAACCTTCTTCGTCAGAACAGTAAATAATGCGGACGTTGCTCACTCCAAGATCAGCGTTCTTCAGAGCGAGTTCCGCCTGAACATGAACCAGGACAAGCAGTTCTTGTCCTTCGATTCCACTCAAGCACAAGCTCAGTTCAAGGTTAATAGAAACTACTCTGTTGGTGGTGCTACTAACTATCTGACCGTGATGGATTCCACGGCAGACTTCGTTGAACTTGACGACTGCCGTGTTGAGGGTGGACAACTCACAACGTTTACAACTGGTGCTACCTTTACTCAGTTTGAGAAGAATGAGTATAAGGGTGCTAAGACTTTGATCACGATTGAAAGTGATGATGGTAAAGTACAAATGATGGAAGTTACCACAGTATGTGGTGCTTCTGGTACTGTCGCACACGCTACCATTACTAACTCGATTACTTCAGATAACGACCTGATGGACGCTGTTGTTAACGTTGCTTCTAACAGTGTTCAAATTCAAATGACTAAGAGCACTGATGCTACGAGTTCTACATCATTCACTGGTAGATTCACAACTACCAAGGTCAAAGTATAAATAACCAGAGGTAACCTCAAGTCATGGCTGTAAAAAATTTCTCATCTATTGGAGGTTTTGCTGTAGGTAAAAAGGAAGTTCTGAACCCTTCCTTTGAGCTGAAAAACATCGCGTCTATTCATATGACTAGCGATGATTTTACAGACGCTTCTTCTGATCTTTGGATCACAAAGCGTACTACAACCCCCACAGATACGCAGCTTCGTCTGAGCCTTGATGGTTCTACAAACATCGCTACTAACTCCCCTGACCTGGGGCACAATAGCGTTGCTTTTATTAAGGGTAAAGTATTCGGTCAAGAGACCACTAACAATACCTATATTCTTGCCTCATTGATTGAGGCAGTTGTGACTGTAGACACTAGCGGAGTCCCCACACTTCAAGCTCAATATGAGAATGTGATTCATGAGCATTTGCCTGGCACTGAAACCTGGTCTGTGACACCTGTTGCCTTCCAGATCGGCGGTAGTGCTTATTTTAGTTTTGATGTAGCTACGGTCACTACCGTATCTACCGTGAAGTGGGTTGGCATCATTGAAGTAACTAAAGTCGCAACAGCATAATCGGAGTTCATTTAGATGACACTTAGGCAGAGTTCGTCACAACAACGTTTTGAAGCTACTGGTCGCGTACCTACTGGTCCTTGGACCAGTGCTACCTATGGTAGGGCGAACGGTATCGTCACGGTCACGTCTATCGCTCATAGACTGAACAATAATGAGAGACTTTACCTCCAGTTTGGTGAAGATAGTCTCCAACGTACGATCGCTGCTGGCGAACATCTCATCACTGTAGTTGATGATGATACCTTTACTATTACTGGTACAGGTCAGAACTTCATTGAAGCTGCCACTGCCGTATCCTATAGGAAGGTAAGATCTCTCAGCATCAATGCTGCGGAGAACATGGAGATCACCGTTGGTACTGGTGCCAACGAAGATGATGCTATCTTTGTCAACAAAGGTCCTACTGGAAATATTCGTGTTGGTATTAACAACACCAACCCTGAGTTTGACCTCGACGTTGAAGGTCAGATCAGAACTACTCGATCCATCATTTCTGATACAGCGCAAATCAGAAACCTGGATGTTACTAACGAGTTTGTAACCAAGGGTCTGGATCTCCGTGGTCCTAACCTGATTAACTTTGAGGAAACTGATCCTACCGCTGCCGACTTCGGTACGATCTACTATCCTACTGCTGACAACCCTCCACGTCAGACACAAAACAATAGAATTGCTACAACCAAGTTCGTATATGACGTTGCTACTGCCGATAACGGTGGTCGTGTATACGTATCTTCGGTTCCTGGTATCGGTGACGACAACAACGATGGTCGTTCCGCTGCTAAGCCTGTTCGTACTATTAAAAAGGCAGCACAGATTGCCTACTCCCTCCAGCAGGACACTGAAGTACCCGAGTACGTGTCCATCATCTGTTCTGGTGGTGACTATATTGAAGACAACCCGATCTCTCTGCCTTTCAACTGCTCACTGATCGGTGACAACCTTCGTCGTGTTATCCTGCGTCCTCTGAACCAGGATCGCCACATGATCAAGGCGTCTAACGAGACGTATGCTTCTGGCGTTGTATTCAGAGACCACCTTGACAACACTGGTACTCCCGACTGGACTTGGAAGTACGCTTACGTATTTGACGACAAACAGCGTCTCTACTACGAACCTGATATTGCTCCTTTCGAGTTCTCACCTGGTCTTGAGAACAAAGGTAGAAACATCTTTGCTATCACCTTCGAGAACCACACTGGTGATAACACCACACTTCTTGTAGGTTATGCTATTGAGGGTGGTTCGTCCTCCTCCAGAGCAACCATTGAAGCAGTAACCTTCACAGGTCCTGCTGGTGCTCCATATTCTTCTGGTACAATCATCTGTCTGATGACAGACGACCAGGCAACGTTCCAGCTCGCTGAGAGACTGTACTACGCTGATACGTTTGCTAACATCGTCAAGACAGGTGCTTCTCCTTCTGACTCTCTTGACGTTGGTGACCGTGAATCTCAGAGACCTGAGACTGAGGTTATCAAGCACCAGAGATATCAGCACGTAGTTAATTCTGAGACGGAGACTCTCCGCTTTGATGGTAGTAATGTAACCACTGTTGTTAACAGTACAGCTAATACCATTACCATCCCTCTACACCGTCTGTACACGGGTTGTAAGGTCCGCTACAACGTCAAAAACGAGGGCGGCACTGCTGTACAAGGTCTGGTAGATAATACTGTATATTATGTACGTAAGGTTGACGACAACACGATCAAACTGTTTGATACAGCTGCTAATGCTCTGAACATTCAGGTTGAAACTGGTATCAGAGATCTTGGTGATGCTGGTACTGGGGATGAACACACTCTGTTTACATCTAGAGTATTCATCGACGATGACCAGATCTATTTCCCTAAGCACGGTCTGTTCACTGGTAACGGTGTATACTATCGTGGTTCTAAGTCTGGTTCCATTGGTGGTCTTAATACCAATGGTCTATACTTCATCTATAAGATAGATGATAACTTCTTCAAACTGTCTGTTACTCAGGCAGACGCCACTAATAAAAATATTTCTGGTGAAGATGATCCTGTTACCATTGATCTGACTTCTCATGGTAAAGGTTATCAGCGCTTTGAGAAAGCTATCAATGTTATTGACATTCAGAACGTTACTTCTGAAGTCAGCACTCAGCAAACATATCTGGGTGTACAATTCAATGTAACTGGTGCCTCTAGAGTTATTGAAGGCATCAACTTTGTGGGTCATGACTATGAGGTTGGACAGGAAGTCCACATCTATGGTATGCCCTACAGCGCAATGGACTTCGGTTCCAGCGCAAATGCTACCTACACACAATCTGGAGACACTCTCACTGTAACGGTCGCCAATACTGACCCGAGCAAGATGAATGTCATCTGGCCTAAGTTGACAACACTGGGTCCTGTAGATGGCAAAGGTGTCGGTATGAGATTCACCTTTGGTGACCAAAGCACTTCTCATCACGCTACCAAGACATTCCACATTGCCCAGTTCCTTAATGGTACTCTGGCGCAAACACAATCTGACTTTAACAGCGCTCTTCCCTCTGCTACTTCTACACTGGGTGGTGGTGTTGCTCGTTACAACTCCTCTACAAACGAAATCTATTTCGTAATGAGAGCAGTTGACTCTGCCACTAGATCTGGTAGTTGTCAAGCATTTGATAACCTTGGCGACTTCAATGGTCGTAAGTACATCACTCATCGTATTGAGCGTGCTGATGGTTACTCACTGAGCTTCATTGTTAGAGGTTCTTGCTCTAAACTCGGTACAGCATTCGATCCTTCTGGTGACCAGCAAGTTTGTTCTGCTACAAACTATGCTCTGATGTCGCTGAGGAACTCTCCTTATGCGTTTGAAAAGGTAGAGTTTGGCGCTAACATTCAAGAGTCTGCTAAGCAGAGAGACGCTGCTGAAACTATCAATAATAACCTTGACCTGATTGGTCAGGAAGCATACGGTAAGATCAAACAGCAGAATAACGCTGGTACATCTGCTACCTTTACAAGAACTGGTACATACAGCTGCTCTGGCAAGCTGATGACCATGGTCTTCCCTAGAGGTCATGCTGTATTTGCTAAGTCTTCCTACGGTTTCGTATTCTCTGGTGCTACAACTGACGGTGCTTATCTGGTTGATGACACCTCAGATCACCGTACTCTCACTGTCAAGCTTAGTGCTGCTAGTACAGACAGTGGTACAGTAACCGTCACTGTTCCTGCTCCTTGGCAGACACCCAACTCTGAACCTCCTGTAGACAGAGCTGGTGATGGTTCTTCCATGATCCTTGCCAACAAACTCCTGATTGCTAATGAAGCAGTCGAGAGAATGCTGGCTAATAACTCTGGTTTCAACGTACCTGGTGGTTCTCAGAACTGTATTGATGACGTCGTTGACTTCCTGGAAGCAATGGCGTACAACCTTGCTTATGGTGGTAACGATCAAGTATTCGATGCTGCTCGCTACTACGTAGAGGGTGCTCATGTTGTTGGTGAAGAAGACGAGTCAGTCGAAGCATTTAACAACGCAAGAGACCTTGCCATTGAGGCAATGCGTCTTCAGACAATCAATATTCAAGGTTCCCATGGTCTGACCCAGATCAAGGACTTCACGATCACCCCTGACTCTGCTGGTGCCTCTCCTGGTAACAGATTCAGTGATGCTCGTAACCTGATCTACAAGAACAAAGAGTTCATTGCTGAGATTGCTGTCGGCAGAATGAATGCCAACCTCGGATTTGAGGTGGTAGATTCCAGACACATGGATGCCCATGATCTGCTGAAAGCTAACGTTGACTTCATCGCTGCTGAGGCATATGAAGCAGAGCTTGCTGCTGATCCTAGCCTAACAACTCCTACAGGTAATCCTCAGGATTGTATTGATGACGTTAAGGATATCCTGAATGCTGTTGCGTTTAACATCCAGCATGGTAGCAACAACCAGGTTTATGACGCTGCTGCCCTGTATGTCGGCACTCCCCACCTGGATGGTGAGGAAGCTAAGTCTATCCTGATCATCAACCATGCTCGTGATATCGCTAAGAAGATCATCACGAACGTTGCCCATACTAAACTGGGTTCCCACGAATTTACTCAGACATTTGATAATACCATCACGGTAGATCCTGGTGGTTGCGCTAACGTCAAATCTGCGATCGATAGCTTGATGCTGATCGTAACCGACGCTATCGACAATGACACTCTGTCTGGTGTTACCAAGACTACTCCTGCCACATTTAGTGTTCCTACTGGCGATGACCAGGATTGTATCGATGACATCATCGACGTCCTCACCGTTGCTTCCTGGAACTTGGCAATGGGTGGTAATGACTTTACCTACGATGCCGCTCAACTGTATATCAGTGGCAACCACGTACAAGGTGAAGAGAACCACTCCATTTATGCCTTCCGTCAGGCAAGAGACATTGCTATCGAATGTTTCCAGAACGAAGTTGTAACCACTGGTGGTTACACAAATCGTACACAATTTAGAGATCTCACGATCACTCAAGACACAGGTCTGCCTATCTGTGCTAACGTAATCGCATCTCTCACAACGTTGATGAACATCGTTGAGGTTGCTGTAGACACTGGATCACTCTCTGGTGTTACTCGAACCGTTTCCTATGCGAGCCGTTGTTCAGACGTTGCTTCTTCTATCACCACTCTTACTGGTATTGTTACTGGCGCTATTGGTACCACTGGATCCCCAGGTAATCTTAATGGTGTCGTTCGTACATATCCTGATGCTGATCAGCAGTGTATTGATGACGTGATGCACGTCCTGCGTGCTTGGATGTTTGACATGCGCTATGGTGGTAACTCTAAGACCATCGAAGCTGCTAACAAGTATATCCAAGGCGTTGGCAATATCAATTATATTAACAATGAGGTAGCACAGACCCGTGCTGTCTACACTGAAGCGAGAGACATGGCAATCGCCTGTATCCGCAACCAACTCAAGAATCCGATCTTCTCTCAGATCGCACCGTTCTCTAACGGTTCTACCACAGTTGATAGCAACATCCCTGAGTGTGGTGCTTCTGTCACAACCCTGACTTCTCTTGCTGGTATCCTTGACAATGCTCTAAGCACAGCAGGAACCTCTCTGTCTGGTGTTACTCTGACTGAACCCAGCTCGATGCTGAGAGATGACAGTGGTCTCAAGATTGTTCCGATGCTTTCGGATAACCTTGACCTGCCTGTTATTGAAGCATCTCCTTACATCCAGAACGCATCATTGATTTCGTTCCTGGGTGCCTCTGGTGCTGAGATCGATGGTGCCAAGGTTGCTCAACCTAACGTTCCCAGACCTGGTGTCTACACTGATGCTAATGGTATTGAGCGCCCGACCTTCCCACCTCAGGGTAAGTCGATGGTTGCCAACGCCTTCACGATCATCTCTGTCGGTGGTGGTGTTGGATACAACATCCTGAACGATGGTTATACCCAGCTGGTGTCTGTGTTCGTCATCTTCGGTGGAGATGGTGTTATCGTTCAGTCTGGTGGTTATGCCTCACTGACCAACTCTGCTTCTAACTTCGGTACTCGCGCCCTGAAGGCAACTGGATTTAGAAAAGATGCTTATGAGTTTGACATCGGTACTGTTACTCAGATCATCAACCAAACTGATAACAACGGTGCTCAGACTGGTCGTCAAATTATTGAGGTTGGTGGTACAACTCTTACCAACTTCCCTGTTGAAGATTACATCATTAAGTTTGACGGATTTAGAAACACTGATCCAACCAAAGAGTATTTCATCCTTGGTGTTGAAAAACTGTCTGGTTCTATCGGTACACAGGTCACTGCCAACGTTACTACAAACGATGGTCTGGGTCTTGATCTTATCAGAGAGTCTGATAATACAAACGTATCGTTCCAGAACGGTAACCTCGATCTTCTGAACAATGTAGGAATTAGATTCCACAGACCATCTGTCTGTAACTCCTCCTCCCACACGTGGGAATATGTTGGTGCTGGTGATACCTACATGGCACTGCCTCAAAACGGTGGTGTTGGTATTCCTGCTAACGAAGCTGTTGAGGAAGCATACGGTCAGGTCTACACCTCTGGTACTAACGAATTCGGTGACTTCAAGGTTGGTGACTTCGTTACCATCTTCAACAGAACTGGTAGTATCAGCTTCGTTGGTACTGTTAGTATCTCCGAACTGTCTTCTATTAAGATCGTTGGTGGTTCTATCACCATTACTGGTTTCTCTGACAACGATGAACTGGGTGGTGCTTTCGCATCTGACTCCTTGCTGCCTACACAGGCTGCTGTTAAGGACTACATCACCAACAAACTTGGACCTTACCTGAACCAACCGTTCTCTACGAACGCTGTTCCTTCTGCTCTGGTTCAGTTGACTACTAGCGGTAAGATCAACATTGAACAGATCCCCGCTCTGCGTCCGTTTAATATTACTTCTGTCGCCTCTACTGCTGAGCGTCTTGCTATTGAAGATGCCAACGCTGGTGACATCGCTATTGAGACGACATCTACAACGTTCTCCGTACAACCTTCTAGCGTTGATACTGTCACGAACGTTATCACCATCCCTGGTCATGGTCTTGCCACTGGCGCTATCCTGACCTACTTCCAAGGTACATCCAACATTGGTAACTTGGCAGATGGTGCGAACTACTATGTCATCCCACACTCTATCGGTGCTAACACCACTGACTATATCAAACTTGCTACATCACTTGCTGATGCTCAGGCAGGCACTGAAAGAAACCTGACTTCTCAAGGTACTGGTACTCACAGTCTGCGTACTGAGGGTGCTGCCATCTCCTACATCTTGGAGAATGACCTTGACACCATGTTCGCTACGTTCACCCCAGACAGCAGTCTGGTATTCAACGTCAGTGATCTGGTACAGGGTTCTCAGACTGGTGCCCAGGCACTGATCACAAGCTATGAAGATGGTGTTGTTAGAGACATTATTATCGATGATGCTGGTTCTGGTTACGTAACCGCACCTGGTATTACGATCAGCGCTCCTGGTGGATCTGGTACAACTGCTACTGCTACTTGTACTATCACCAACGGTCAGGTTGCGACAATCACTATCACTAATCGTGGTAGCGGATACTTCACTCAACCGACTGTTACCTTCACCGCACCTCCTACTGGTGGTACCAACGCAACTGCTGCTGGTAACGTTGCTCGTATTGAAGCAAGATTGGCACTTGACCTGTCTAACAACATCAAGTTCCAGAACATTGACTTCATCAGAGATGCTGCTAACGTAACTGAAGCAACTGGTACATACACTCACGATACTCTTGACATCACTGTTACTGAGTCCAACCATGGATTCTCTCAAGGTGATACAGTATTCCTGGAGTTTACCTCTGGTTCTTCCCCCAGTGGTTTCTACAACGTAACTCCTGTAAACGCAAACGAGTATACTGTAACTACCACTGTCGCTCTGCTGACATCTGGTAACTACAACAGAAAGAAAATTGTTGACATCGAGCGTGTTGTCAACACCTCTGCTAACAACGCTCAAAACTGGACACAGTTGTCCTCCACCAACATCGATGCTTCTAACATCGTTGCTGGTACGATTGACCCTGAGCGTCTTGCTGACACTGGTACTGCTAACTCCTTCACCTTCCTTAGAGGTGACTCTTCTTACCAGTTTGCTATCCAGTCGATTCAGTTCTCTACTGCCGACTGTATGGTCGGTTCGGCACCACTGTCCGACACAAGCTACATTGATAGCATCACCATTACCAATGCTGGTTCTGGATATACCAACGGTACATACCAGAGTATTCCGATGCTGGGTGGTAACGTTCCTATCTCTGATGCTGGAGTTGCCCGTGCTACCTATACTGTCGCAGACGTTACAACTGGTGGTATCATTGCTAGCGTTAGCAACCTCAATCAAACACCAACCAGCTACACTCCTAACACCACATTTGACGTCCAACCCTCCAACACCAATGGTGCTGGTCTTGGCGCAGAGATTAGATTCCTCTCTGATGCTAACGGCACACTGAGTGTTGATCTTGTTCTCGATGGTGGTTCTGGATTTAGTGGCGGTGACACTCTTACCTTCGATGGTCCTTTGTTCGGTGGTACCGTTCAGCAACCTGTCGAACTGACTGTATCTACACTGACATCTTCCACAACTCTGGGTGCTATCACTAGCGTCTCGGTCGTTGTTGCTGGTACTGGATACAACTCTGACTTTACACTCACAGTTCCTACTGAACTGGGTGTTCCACAGAACGCTGCTTCTCTAACTGCTGTCAAGGGTACGCTGCCCAGATTCTTCGGCAACGCTTCTATTGACGTTAAGAAAGCAAACAAACTGACACCTACCACACTCCAAGCAGGCGGTTCTGTCTTCGGTAACTATGGTATTTCTAAGTTCCGTAAGAACGTTGCTGAGCAAGCTCTGGGTGACCAGACTGAGGGTGGTTTCATTGTTACTGACAATGGTGAGGTCAGCATCGACCAGGGTGCTGGTTCTAAACTGAACGCTGACAAACTGGACGGTAACGAAGGTGCCTTCTACCAGAACGCTACCAACATTGTTGAGGGTATTCTTGATCCTCAGCGTCTGGCAAACACCACCTACAACATCTCTATCTCTGGTACCGCTGACTTTGCCAACACGGTATTCGCTGAGACGACTGCTCCTAGTTCCGCTAACGCTTCTCTCGTTAGTGCTGCTAACGTCGGTCTCCAGTTGGCACTCAGAAGCAACGGTGTAACAGGTATTCCTACTGACGCTGGCGGTACTGCTGCTGGTATCATGACCTTCCGTAGATCTACCACTGGCAACTCTGTTGCTCAGTTGGCATGGTCTGCTACCGATAACCTTTATCTCCGTGGTAACAGTGACATCGGTAATGTCTACGGTCAGTGGGCTAAGGTCTGGACTTCTGAGAACGATGGTCCTCCAGATCCGAACGAGCCTCGCCGTGGCACTCTGCCTGGTCCTAACGCTGACTTCCTTGATAACAAAGAAGGTCTCTGGTATCAGCAGGGTTACAACATCCACGATCAGAGAACTGATGGTGTAATTGGTGACACTGCGTTCCCACAACTGTTGGGTCGTAACAAGTATGTTGCTGATAACCTCTACCTGGTTTCCTCTGGTGAGAAGTACACTCTGTATGTTCCTGACTTCTTCTGCGCTACTGGCGTTGATCCTGTTGGTAACCTGAGTGCTGGTGGTGTATACACTCTGTATTCTGACGCCGCTGCTGCTAACAACATCGGTACTATCGTTGTTGACCCAGGTGGTATTCAGGAAGTCAATGACACCACAACTGGTGCTCTGTATACTCTGGTTACTGGTACGATTACTTTCGTTGGTGCTAACACTAACAAGGACATCAGAGTCTTCGGTCCTAACCCTGGTACCAAGTGGACTGTAACGTCCTCTAACCTGTTGACAACAGGTGCTAGCCAAGTCTTCGCTTTCAGCAACACTGCTAACGGTGCTGCTATCGAGATGGGTAGAGCAGGTATTGTTTCTACTCCTCAGATCGATATCAGATCTGGTGGTCTTGCTAACGACTATGACATCAGATTTGAGTTCAGCGGTGGTTCTTCCTCCAATGGCGATGGTGTCCTGGATCTGAAACTCAGCTCCTTCACTGTCAACAGCAACACTGTATGGCACTCTGGTAATGACGGTGCTTCCTCTCAGTTGGACGCACACTATGTTGATGGTTACATCCAGAGCTCTTCTAACACAAACAATGCTCTTGTAAGAAGAACAGCAAGCGGCGACATTAACGTTTCTGACGTATACGCCGATCAAGGTAGATATACCAACACTGGTGAATCTATCCTTCAACTTGCTGATGGTAATGGTATCAACCTCGGTAAAGCAGGCACTAACAACCTGTCAATCAGAGGTAGACAGAACTCCAACGCTGGTTACCTCCAGTTTGGTAATGACGGTAAGAGCCTTGGTTGGAACGGAACTCATCTGTCCTACGG